TACCAGTTACATACAATTTCACCACATGGGGAGGGGGGGGCTTACCTGTTATTTTTCATCTACTCATTTTCTACAAACATAATTTATATACCAGTTACATACAATTTCACCACATGGGGAGGGGGGGGCTTACCTGTTATTTTATACCCCCACCAATTCCTACAAACATAGAATAAGTACAAATAAAACACATACTATATATAAGATGTACAATATAATTATTATCAATATCAAATATATTTGATTGGAGGTAATAAAATGACAAAAGTAAAAACTCGTCAGTTGTTAAATGGATTGGAAGAGGAACTTCAAAAGTTTTCATCAAATCCTGATGATATGTACAAGCATTGGCAAATTTGTAGGAAGCAATTTCACAATTACAGTTTACGAAATATTATGATAGCAAATTGGCAACTTTATGGAAGAAAGAAAAGAACGGTTGAAAAGTTAGCTTCATATAAGAATTGGCAGAAAATGGGAAGACAGGTTCAATATGGTGAGAAAGGATTAAAAATTCTTGCACCGTTGGTAAAGAAAAATGATGAAGAAGAAGACTGTTATGGATTTCGACAAGTAACAGTATTTGATATTTCACAAACAGAAGGAAAAGATTTGTTTTATGATGATAATGACATTGTAAGTAAAACTGATTTAACCTTATCAAATATCTGTAAGAGAATTGAAAAGGAAACATCATTGTCAGTAATTTTTGATATGGATTCAGAAATCACAAAAGGTGAAACAGATTTTACAAAAATAAGATGTGTAAAAAATGTATCAGATGAAGAAAAGATGTGTATAATTTGGCATGAATTGGCACACAATTTGTTATGCCACAATGAAAGAAAATTATCAGATAGTCTTATGGAAATGGAAGCAGAAAGTGTATCATTTATCGTAGCAAAATATTTTGATATTGAAAACAAATCAAGTATTCGATATATTCATAACTGGAATTTAGAAAAAATAAATAAATTTTCATTGGAAAATGCCAATCAAATAGTAAAAGTTAGCGATAAAATAATTGAAATGATGATTGATGGAAAAATGCAAAAATAAAGTCATTCGAAATAGGGGTAAATTAACAACTACATATATATCAAACAACCCTATTTTGATAAAGTTATTAAGTTTTGTATAAAAGAACTGTTTAGAATGAGTTATACGACTAAAAGAACCCGTTAAATTCGTTTTATTTTAATCCAACAAGAAGATTTATAAACAGAAAATATAATCAGTCAATTAATAAATCATTTTCAAATATTTGTAATTTTATATTTGATAGGGTTTAAAAAAATCAATCGATGGTAGGTGTAAAAGTTAAAGTTTATTGTATTGAACCTATACCTTTATATACTATGTACAACATACTAATATATAACAAACATTAAAAGGAGATAGATATTATGAAAGCAATTTTAAAAAATAATAAAGAAATCAGATTAACAGGATTCGATGGAATTAAAAGAAAAGCCTACTTTATATTTGACAAAAATTGTCAGTATCAAGTAGAAAGATTCGTAGAAAGTATCGGAGCAGAATTCACCACCATTAGTGGTGGATTCAACTCACCACAAAAAACTGCTTCCATCAAATGGTAAGATGGAAGTAAATTTCTTTTAAGGTGATAGTATGGGATATATGGAAAAGGAATTTTTAGAAAATCATGAAAAAATTAAAACTCTGCTTCGTAAAAGAGCAGAAAAGGTGAGAGAACTAAAAGAAGAAACTCTCACATTATTGCAAATGGAAGCAGATTGGAGAGTTCAGTTCAATGAAATAATTTTGAATACAGATTTTAAAGGTCTGTATAAAAAGGATAATGAGCAAATCAGAAATGCTCACATTCAAGAGGAATTGACTGATGAGTATGATGACCTACAACTCCAAAAAATGACAGTGAAGTATCTGAAAATAGATATTTCACAAATCGATAAAGAAATTGATATCCATGATAAGATATTGACATGGATAACAGCAAACACTATGGAGGAATAGGATTTAAAACTTAAAGAAAGTAGGGTAAATTAGTAATTACATATATATTAAATTACCCATATATAGTGGTTTCTTCAAAAAGTATAAAAAGAAACCATTAGAATCCTTTATTTGTTAAAAGAACGGTTTAAAAACCGTTTTCAAATAACGAAATTCCAATACAAAAAATGAGGTAAATAAAATGAGTTTTGAGATTGAATGTACAATAGCATATATATTATCTTCCACATATAGACTTAAAGTTGTGAAGGTATTACATGAAAATATGTCTTTTCCATCAAAAATAGCAAAAAATTCTGGTATAAGACTGAACCATATATCAAAAGTTTTGAAAGATTTGAAAGATAACAATATTGTCGAATGTATTAATCCTGAAGTTAGAAAAGGTAAATTATATAGATTGACTGATAAAGGTGAAAAAATTTCTGAATTAATTTTTGATAGGGGGAGTTATAAATGACTGATGAAAAAGTAAGAAATATATATGTTATTGAAGCAAGAAAACAAGAACAATTAAATGTGTTCGATAAGTTTCTTCAATATGTTCAGATGTTAGGTCGTATTGGAGCAAGTAGAAAAATTGAATTATTTGTTGATGGTGATGGAGAAGTTCAATTTAAAATCTGTAAAATGGTTGGTGATGAACTGGTAAGAATCGACCAGTGTGAAGTAAGTGATGATATTGGATATGGTTTCATCAAAACAAAAAATGAAGATAAAAATTATTTCAGTTTGGGGTAGGTAGAAGAATGTCTATTAAAAAACTGTATCGTGAAGATAATATAGAACAAGCAATAAAGGATAAAGATGAATTAATTGAAACTCTTCAATTGCAAAATAAAGAGTATGAAATAATCATATCAAAAATGAAAAGATTTCAGTTTAAAAGAGAATACTCCAATGATGAATCAGATGATTGTTATGTAATAGAAGATACTTGGGATAATTCATCATTTCCAGAAATTATTAGTATTGATACATCTGACAATTATTCATTGATTGCAAAAGATATTGCAGAACTGATAACTGATACACTTAATGAAAAATATCAGAGGTTATAAAATGAGAAAATTTGAAATGGAAATTGATGGTAAGAAATATAAAGGTACATTTGATGTTAATTCCAACGATAAAGAAAATATGTATATTTTGTTTCACCATAATGGATTGATTGGAATTAGAAATCCAACAAGAATTGATGATTCCATAATTAGAAAATTGTTAGTTGAGAATAAAGATAAATCCCCCTATCAAATATTTGATAAGGAGAATAATTTTACTTTGTATATAGGTGAAGATGAGTAAGGAGATTAAAAATGGAAGTAAAAGAATTAAAAGAATATTTAGAAGACTGTTATGACCATAAAGATATAATGGTGTATATCAAATTTACAGAAAAGAACATTCAACCTGATAGAGTAGTGGATAATTCCAAATGGTTGAAATGTTATGAAACTGATGAATGCGTAGTTATAACAAATCTTGATAAACTACCAAAAGGAGCTTTATAACTCCATCTTTATTTTTGATAAGGATTATCATGGTGATTATATGGAAGAAGAAATTTATGAAAGAAATTATAAAGTAAAAGCTAAAAAAGAAGAACATCTGAATATGTTGGATAAATTGTTTGCCTATATCCAACAAGTAGGTGAAAATGAGTTAAGCAGAATTTGTGAAATATATATTGATGGTGAACATGGTGTTAAATTCCAATTTTCAATTAGTAATATGCACCCAGAACATGAAGTGTATTATAAGTTGGATTATGAAAGAGTGGAAGAGGAATATTGTGGTTATGGTTTTCACACTATCAAAAATGATGAAAAGAAATATTTTGATTTGGGGTAGGTGAAAGAATGAAAAAAGTATATGGTTATTTATGTCAGTTCATTGAAGATGAACTTTCAATAAGCAAATTATCAAGTAATAATGAACTGATGTGTAAAGAATATAAAAAAACTGAATTAAAATTGAACGATTTGAAAAATAATCAAGAAGAAATTAAAAAGAATATAATTGATAGATTGAATTTTGTTTTCAAGATAAAGCCAAAATGGTATAGAAAAGGATTTACAATAGTGGAATATAATGATTATTATGAATTTGTTTTACCAAGATTAGATAAAACCAGTAAAGAATATTATTGTCTGAATTATCTGTTGGAAAGACTTGAAAAAAAGTACAATAATTACAAGTATGATATCATAATTTATCGTGGTTTTTTTCCACCAAGTTTTCGAATAAATAAAAGAATGTGATATGGAATTTGAATATTTAATGTTATGGTGAAATTATGATGGTAGAAATAAATTGTCGTGAATTTATTAAAAGATTTCAAGAGGATATGGAAGCTTATATGCAATCTATATCAACTTTAATATTAGGTGCATCATTAGAAGGAATTATTAGTTTTCTTCAATATGAGGGAGTACATATATATTTGCATAATGGAAAAATCTATATGCTCCCACATCAAATATGTTTGATAGGGGATTTATAAAGAATAGTGTATTTAAGTATTTTCATATACATCAAACCATTAAAGTTTAAGGTGTTATACATGAATTATCCAGTATTAGTTATAATGTTAAATAAGTTAAATCAAAATGAAAGTTTAGAAATAAGTATGATAAATGGTGACAAGTATAGTATTAGATATGATTCCAAAATTCATTCATTGTACGATACAGTTTTAGTAAATGATAAAATGGCATTTTCATTAGATTGTATCAGTAGTGTTAAAATTGTTAGTGAAATACCATTGAATGTGAATATCATAAAATTCAAAAAAGAAAAGAATTAGATGCTAAAAGAAAGGAAGTTCCAGAATATGAAGTTCCTTTAGTTAATGGTAAATTAGATGAAATAGATATTAAGATAGCTGAAATAGCTAACTTGTATATTCCTAACTCTTTAGTTAGAGGAAGGATAGTAAGTAATTACATCAAAGATATGGGAGTAATTTAAACCCCATATCAAATATTTGATAGGGTGAAATGATGAGCATATGGAGTAATTTTATGGAAATATACAGAAAAGCTCTCTCATACGAAGAGAGGTCAGATAAGATGTTATTACACTATGACATCGAAAAAAAGAAAATCGATATTTATGTTGAAGAATATGAAGGTGGGTATGATGGTATAGATGGTGGTTCACCTTACTATCGGTCATGGATTGGAAGTATCAATGACTGTTCAGTATTGGCTTTTATTCAACTATTTGAAATATATCAAGACCGTCAGTATGAATTTAATGAAAAAGATGGTATGAAAATATTTTTCAAAGTTAAAGGTGATAAATGTGAAATTTTTTAAGAAGTATATAAATAAATATGTATTGGGTAAACCCCAACCTGTGAGATTATACCCTGTCAAAAATAAAAAAGAAAAAATAATAGAATTCTTCAAAGAATGGTGGAATGTATTATTAGGACTGTTATTGGCTCTAATAATAGTTTTAGCTTACTCACCATTTTATTTTTGATTGGGGGGGGTAGTTAGTATGATAAATATAACTTCAACCAATCAAAATGTTTTGATAGAATGGTATGATGGTGATGGAATGTATAGAAGGGTACTTAAAAGACCTGAATTCATCTATCCATCATCAAAAATCAATCGAAGAAGAAAACCTTTGAAAGAAGTCACTGATATCTACACCAAGAAAAAATATATGGTATATGTCGGCAAAGGAACAGATGCTCCAAGATTGACAATACCGTATAGAGTGAAGAGAGATTATTTCGGAAATAAAATGTATGACCCAATAATGGGTGCTAAACTTTTGTATTTCCAAAAAATTATCGATAAAGGTGTTTCACTTCCACATAGTGTCACATATGATATCGAAACAACATCATTAGACCCAAGCGAAGGAATTATCACTTCAATCGCATGGATTGATAATCAAGATGGTAGTGAACACACTTCATTAAATGAAGGAAGTGAAAAGGAATGTATTGAAAAATTTACCAAATATTTGGTGAAACACAAAATTTTATCTTTGATAGGGTTTAATTCAAGAGAGTTTGATAACAGATATTTGCAGTATAGATGTAAAAAACATGGGATTTTTGCCAACATCAACAAAAGTTCCAATATAGATGTAATGAAAGGAGCAAATAAACTCTTCATAACTGGGTCATTAGCTTCAATGGGTAAACAACTCCAAATAGAAGAAGAAAAACTTGATTTGGGGTCAGATAATCCAATATCATTGTATGAAGAAGGACGATATGAAGAATTGTTATATTACAATTTGCAAGATGTAAGAGCAACGAATGGCATATTGGAAAAATTAAACATAATAGAATTTTACAAAGCATTGTGGGACATTTCATGGAATGATTTTGATACAATGCAATACAATTCAGTCTTTAATAATTGTTTAGCCAATAAGTATTTGTGGGAACACGATTTAATGGTTTCAAAAGTAAATGATGAATCGTTGGGTAGATTTGGTGGGGGATTCAATTATCTCATCAATAGTGATTAGATGTATGTAAGAAATTAATCTCGTAAAGAATAATTGTGGAATTTTAAGGTTTAACAAAAACCTATATATTTATATATTATGAAAAATATACTATTATATAACAATATATAAGGAGATTTAAAAGATGTACAAGTATCAGGAAAAAGTAATAGATGGCATCGATGATGCTGTCTACAAAATAGAACAGATAACAGAGGAACATTTTAGATTGCATATGGGTTGGAGGCATACCAATGAATTTGAAAATGCAAACATTCCCATATTTGTTGAAGTGAATGGAAATTTCAGATTCACTCAACAGACAGCAATGGATGAAGCACATGACTGCTATTCCAAATGCGAATTGTATAACTATAACCGAATTGAAATCAACGAAGATATCTTTTTAGATATCAATAAGTTGATAGATAAGGTATTAAAGGAAAATGCAGAAAGAGAAGAGTTTTATAATTCATTAAATGAAAAATTAAATCGTTTGAATGAATCATCAAATTATGTTCATGATGAAGAAGAAGTGATAAAAATCATCAAAAGTATTTGTCATGATAAAACCCTATCAAATAAAGAAAAATGTATGAAATTATATGATTTGGGAAATATTTTCAATCAATCTGCACAAGATATAGATTTTGGTGGAAATGGTATAATGGAGGGTTGGTAATGTATTCCGACTCCCAAAAAAATTTTTATACAGTTGAGGAATTAAAAACTCAACATAAAGGAATATGGGATTTAGTCGTAAAAGAAAATAAGAATTTTGCATCTGATAATGAATATTTGATATGTTCATTTGTCGAAAAAATCATCGAGTATGGAATATGCAGAAACATTCAGTACGGAAAAAACAATACATTTTTATTATATGAATAACATACCATATATTAATAAAAGGTGATATTATGACTTTACAAGTTTTTGATAAGGTACATTGTTTGGATTTTTCTGCATTGTATCCAAACATCATTCGACAATTTAATTTAAGTCCTGAATTTGAATATCCGATAAATTACACTTCCAACGAGGAAACAAATCTTGTTATCAAAAAGGAAGATTTTGTTTATGAAGAAACAGGTGTACTGACAAATATCGTTTCTCAACTAATCGATATGAGAAAGGATTATCGTTCAAGAGGAATGGAATCAGAACAACTGGCAACAAAAATTGCAGTGAATTCATTGTATGGAGTATTATCTCAACATCATGCAAAGTATGTTTTAGGTGGTACTCATCTTGCTTCAACAGTAACTTACATGGGTAGAACAATTCTTCATAATTTGGTGGATAGACTTCCCAAACATGGATTGACAGTTATTTATGGTAAAACGGATTCTATATTTGTAATAAGTGAAGAAATTGATGATGGTGAAAAAGTATTAGAAATTGGTCAAAAAGTTACAGATGAGATAGTAAAGGAACTGTCTGGAAGAGATAATCAGTTCATAAAATTTGATTATGAAGAATACCTATCAAAAATGATTTTGGTGAATAAAAACAATTATGTTAAAATTTATACAGATAATTCAATCAAAACAAAAGGTGCAACATTTTATAGCACTTCATCTTCCGATTATGAAGTTGATGTTATGAATTTTTTGATAAGGGAAATCATATCTGATAAAAATTTCAACAAAGAAAGTTTAATTGAAAAATCTAACGAATTTCTTGAACAGCAAAGAAAAAAAGAAGATATTGATTATTTTGCAATCAAACACAAACCAAGAATGGAAAAAATCAATAAATTTGATAGTGTGGAATATATGTTAAATAAGGATATGAATATTGAATATGGATTTAATCATAATGCTGTGGTGTGCAATTATGGTGGAAATTCACATGGAATAATTGTATATCCGTTAGGATACAAAATAGAAAATGAATATAAGCCAGACCGTAAATGGTTGCGAAGTATTAACTCACGAGTTATAAGAAAATTAGATTTACCTGAAAAATTCAAACAATCAAGTTTAGATGGGTGGTTCTGATAAAATTCAATATTTGATTGGGGGGGCTTTACTGTAGATAATTTAACCCTCATCAAAAATAAAAAGGAAGTGAAAGAATGAAACTTCAGTTCAAATCATTTGATGGAATAATGACTATTGATGTAGATATAAATAAAGGTATTGAAATGTTTGTTAACTTTAATGAGCAAGATATGGAAAATCAGGATAAAGAAGAAATAGAATAGGTGATATATTGAATCAAATCATCAACAAACTTTTAGAATCTGAAATAGAATTTTTGATAGGGATTATCAAAGATAATGAAAAGGAAATTTCATCAAAAGAATTATTGTTAAGATTGGAACTTATGAAAGATATATTGGATTGTAATAAGTTAAATGAAGTACAGCCTTTTTGGTATGAACGAGATAAGGATATTTAGTTAGATACACCATTCAAGAACTATGTATATTACTATTTACATATACATCAAACTATCAATATTTAGTAAGTTAATTCGGTGATATATATTATTCATAAAAAGATACGATATGATACACCGTTTATTTATATTTGATTGGGATAGAAAAGAGATAAGGAATAGATATTAAATAGTATGATTTATTTATTTTAACCATATCAAACATAACACAAAACTATATATACTACTTACAACATAATATAATTATACAATTAGGAGGTTAAAATATGACTTTTGAAAAAATGTTCGAAAAGAAGAAGAATGGAATTTGCCCATTCTGTGGTAAAGATGTAAAGATTGAAGAATTAAGAGATGACAAATCCAGAAAAGAATTTCATATATCTGGATTATGTCAATCCTGTCAAGATGATGTATTTGGTAGGTGATAAGATGGGATTAGATATGTTCCTATTAGACCAAAATGGGTTAGAAATTGGTTACTGGAGAAAAGCAAACCAAATTCACAACTGGTTTGTGGAAAATATACAAGGAGGAATTGATGATTGTGGTGATTATCCAGTAACAATTTCTCAACTTGATGAATTAAAAACTCTTTGTCAGGAAGTATTAGATGACAAAGAAAAAGCAGAAGAATTATTGCCAACAAGAGCAGGATTTTTCTTTGGTAGTATTGAATACGATGACTACTATTTTGATGAATTGATAGACACTATCAGGATAATTGATAATATCAAAAATGATGATGAAATAACTGAAATCAGTTATGTAGCAAGTTGGTAAGAGGTTATAAAATGTTAGAAAAAATATTTGATAAGGGGGTAAAGTTTAATGCTACTACCCCAAAAGGAAATGTAATAGAAGGATTAATAAACAAGAAAGCAAATAGTAATATGGGTAGTTTATTAATCCAAAAGGTGAATGGTAAGGAAACCAAACAGTATGTACAAGGATTTCCAAAGATACATTATTGGGATGACACTCATCAAGTTTGTACAAGAGTAAGAGCTTATGAAAAGTTAGATGGCTCTTGTATAGCTATATATCCGTTATATGATGCTGATGATAACTTAATTGAATTAGTACCAAAATCAAGAGGTATGCCTGTATTAGATGAAAATTTACAGGTCATGTATGACTTATGTGATAAGTCCAACATTTACAAATATTTCAACAACAATCCGTATGATATTTTATATTTTGAAATGTATGGTATTAAAAATCTTCATTCAATAGAGTATATGGATACATATATTGATTTAGCTTTGATAGGTATATATGAAAACTTAAGATTAAAAGATGATGGTTTATTTGTCCCCCATATGTTTTTAAGTGGTTATGAACTTGATAACAAAGCTTTTCCTTATGATTTGAAACGACCATCAACACTTTTTGAAATAGTGGATTCCTATAATTCAAACGAAAAGATGGTAGTGGTCAGAGATGGATTCAGAAGTAAATATGACTGGTATGTTAAATCCAACAAAATAGCTTACAGAGTTCCAACAATGTACGATGGAATACTGAAAATAAGAGAAATATTGGAGGAAGTAAACACCAACTACAAAAAAGAAAATAAAAGAATAGCTACAGAAGGTGTAGTGTTAAATGGTGATGATGTCAACATCAGACAAATTTACATCAAAATCAAGCCAGATTCAATAGAAAATGAATGTAGGACTGCTCATGGTATCCCAAGAAAATTCATCATTAAGGAAATACACAAATTCTTTGATGAATATGGTTCAAAAGTTAAGGAAATTTATCTTAATGACCCAAAACAGATATGGGAATTTGTAAATACTCAATTGTCAGAAGAGTTTACAGAAGATATGATTAAGAATCCAAAAACTCAAAGAAGAATTGAAAAGATATTTGTAGATGTAGCAGACTCAAAAGAACCACCAGAATCGTTAAATAACATTGCTCATGACCTTGTCAATAGATATCCAAAAGAACCAATCAACAGTCTAATGAGAATATTCAGTCAGGAATATCCATATAAAAAGAAAGATGCGAGATTACTTTACTCCATCTTATCAAAAATAATGAAAGACTGATAGTATGGCAAGAAGACCAGTAATGAATGATAAAGTTAGAAAATATGTAATCCACCAAATGTCAAGAAAAAAGATATTTGATAAGAGAAAACTTTATCGTAGATGTGTCGATAAAATACCTATTTGTAGGCATATGACATATCGTAGTTTTGTAGGTATAGTTAGGACTATACCTAATATCAAAATTACAAATGATGGTTTTAAATATGTTGGTGGTAATGAGTAATTATATATTTGATAAGGAGTACAATATGAATGACATAATTGATGAAATTTTATATTTGAATGGTGAAGGGTTAATAGATACCGATATATGCTTATTATTGGGAATCAAATATGCACAATTCAGAAAAGATATGAAAAAAATGGATTATACTTCCAACATCAAAAGTAAAGATATATATCCATATGTATATAAAAATTTAGAAGGAATATGGTTTTATGTTTATATGGAAAACAATAACAAATATTTTTATGAATTTTTAGATAAGGAAGAATTATTAAAAGCCATTGAAACTGAAAAATGGGAACAGCCAATGGTATTATAGGTGATAGAATGACAAATTTCAATAAAGGGGGGTGGGGCTATAGCAGTCAGAAAACCTACTCAACAATTGATGATGCTTACAAAGATTACAAAAAACTGTTAATAGAAAATGGTGAACTGATAGAAGACCAAAGAGGTGACAAGGTGTATCAGTTATCATTTCATACTTTAGTATTTGATAAGCATATAAACAATATAGGTGGGGTGTATAATGTACCGATACCTACCTCATCAAAAATTAGTACGGAAGGTATAGAACAGTATGCTAATCAATTGTTGGATGGGAACATTCATGATTTTGTTTACACTTACGGTAACAGATTAATTGAATACTTCAATGTCAATCAGTATGATGTTATGGTAAACAGATTACATGAAGATAGTAATTCACGAAGAGCAGTAGCAGTTACATATGACCCAAAATCTGATAACGAGATGGAGGACATACCATGTTTGATGATGATAAAATTAACCATATCAAAAAATAAATTAGATATGGGAGTTGTATTTAGGTCTAATGATATAAAATATGCTTTCAGTTCAAATATGTATGCTTTATTTAATGTCCAGTTATATTTATCAAAACAACTCAACATACCGATAGGTAAATTTTATTATGTGTGTTTTGACCCACATTGGAAACTGAAATAGAAAGTGTTATATAAGATAAAAGACAGATATATAATGTATTAATGGAGGTATGTAATGGTACAGTATGTAAATAAGAAAAAAGTTATAAAAGTATTTGATGATGTTCTTGAAAACTTGGATATGGATAAGGAGGAAATGGTTGAAATGAGTGAAGTTTATGATACTATTCTCCTTATCAAAAATGAAATAGAAAAGATGTAGAGGATTAAATATGATAGTAGGTAGAGATAATTTATTAAAAATGTTTCCAGAATTTGAAAACGATATAGCTGAAAATGGTATTGATTTGAGAGTTGGACACATATATGAAATAGTTGAGTCACCAAATCAAATTGGTTGTATAGATGATGTAAAAATGTTACCAGACAATGAACTGGTGCAATTAACAAAGGAAGGTGATTGTTGTTCATATTATGAATTGAAGCCTGATACATTCTATTCAGTTGAAATAGATAGACCAATTCATATACCTGATGGATATTGCCAACTTTACAAAATCAGGTCTACATTTGCAAGATGTGGATTATTATTGCTATCTGCTGTTGGCGACAATGACTTCAATGGTACATTAAGGTTCGGTTTAAAAAATCTCACCAATCAACCAATTTTCATAGGTGAAAATGAAAGAATAGTACAGGCTGTAACCTTTGCAAATGATGGTACAGCTTCAAGTTATGATGGTAGCTATCAGAACGATAAGATTTTTGATAGGGGATAATAATGGTTTGGAATGATAAGGTGGAATTCACTTCATTACTTAAAAGTTATTTGGAAAATATACTTGATAAGAATGGAATTTATGCTACAGTTCAGGTATTTCAGACTGGTACACTTCAATACAAAGTAAATATACTGTTGGATTATGAAGAGTATTTGAAAGTAGTAATATTGTCTGAAACCGAAATAACTGATAAAATGAATATTGAAATAGATTTTACAATAAGAGATGATTGATATGGAGGAATGTAGAAATTGTTTATATTTCAAAATACCAGAAGATGGTGATTATCCTCAAAGTATAATGGAAGCATTGAATGGAAGAGGTGTATGTGATTTGAACGGTATGATGAGATACAGAAACGAACAATGTAACAAATGGTGTGATAAAAGATGAAACTGAATAATTGATTAAGTAGGTGTTAATATGGATAGTTTAATACAATATGATGACATTCCCACAAATGAAAGATTTTATAAGAAATATATTGATAATGGTAAATTCACTATCAAAGATAAAAAGAAAGAATGTAATTTCCCAGATATAGTTTTAGAGAGTGGACAAGCTACAAATTTAGTAAACTGGCTTAATGCTTATGTATACTCCACACATCATTATATGCTTGATTTGATAGATGGTAATGTCAATGATATAGAAATAGTAAAGTTCCTGAAAAAGAAACTTCCATATGATTGTGAGATTGAGTCTGATGACTTATTTTTAAAGATACAGTATCCTGATATTGATAAGTATGATAATAATATAATGTGTGAATATTTACAAATTCCAACAGAATGTATAACATACTGTACTACAAAAAAAGATAATGCTCGTAAGTACAATATTATCTATTTGACATGGGAAAATATATCAGGAGAATTATGTAAATTGGAGAATGGTTATGATTAAATCATTCCATATCAAACATGAGGTGATATAATGGCATTTATTCCACCAAATTGGTTTACTGGTATGATAATGTATGGACTTATTTACATTTTACCTATTCTTTTAGGTGTAGGTATTATAATTTTAGGTCTTATTAGAAATTTTAATATGAAAATATTAGCAATAGGTATCGTAATTTGTTTTATTTCTGTTATCTGTAGTAGTTACATCACACATGAAATGTTTGAAACGCCATCAATACAGGAAGAAATTATCACAGTTCAGGGATGGCAACCAAAACCAAATATTCAGATTAATGAAAATGGTATGATGGTAATCAATTCAGCTGATGATTTGATGTTAATTACAAAAGATGGTAAAAGTTTTCTTAATGAAGAGAATTTCTGGTTTCAAAAATTCAATACAAGAGATATTTTCAATGATTTGAAAGTAAATGGTACTTATAAGATAAAGTATTACGGTTGGAGAGAAGGATTCAATAGTGGATTCCCAAACATATTGTCAATAGAAGAAGTGATAGATGAAAACAACACATCATCAAATAACTATGATAAGTATTTCGGAAACCAACTGGTAGTAAATTAGTGATAAAATGAAAAACATGGGTAATCAGATTGTAGGTATCACAATAGAGGAAATTTTTGAATGGCAAGATAAGTTGGAATCCAATGTATCAGAAATAATTGAAGAATTACAAAATATCTCAAAAGAAAAATTTTATCTTTGGAATCTATAGATGATTTATTCAATGATTAGGGGGGTGGATAGGTGACAGATTTATCTCCACCCTTTTAATTTTTGATAGGGGGATTTAATGGGGGGGGGTTACAGTAGATTTTTCAACCCTCCCAATATATTGGGATTTGGGAGGTAGGGAAAGAATGGAGGTTAAAATAAATGTATGTTATCGATAACGAAAATCAAAAAACCATTTTTAAGCCAAGTATAATTAAACATAAAATTATAAATGAAACTGGACTTGATGAAGAAATAGCACAAAAGATAACTTTATCAGTAACAAAAGCTATAAAGGACAATTTCGTAAATGAAATCTCAACAGGAACAATCAGAAGTTTGATAAATGCTCAACTGATTAAGAGAGGTTTTATTGAAGAAGAAGGTAAAAGCAGAAAATTAGGTATGTCAGTATCCGATTACGAATATCTGTTGGAAAACGGTTGTAAAGATAATGCAAACATCAATTTCACACCAGAACTGATTTCCAAATATGCTTATGATTCAATAGCAAAAGAATATGCTTTGTTGAATCAACCTGAAGAGTGTGCAAATGCTCATATTAGTGGTATGATACATGAACATGACTTGGAATTTTATAATACTCGCCCAAATTGTTGTAATTATGATTTAAGATTTTTTGCAAGAAATGGACTCAAAATTGATGGTATTGGATTGATGGGTTCATCAGCAAAACCTGCAAAATCATTAGAAGTTATGTTAAATCATATGCTACAAGCATGGATGGCAGGTGCAACAGTATTTTCTGGTGGACAGGGATATGTAAACTTCAACACTTTATTAGCACCATTTGTAAAAGGCAGACCGTATAATGAAATCAAACAGGCGATACAAGGTTTCATCTATAACTGTAATATGTCTTTGATATGTCGTGGTGGGCAAGTATTATTTTCATCAATCGGATTGGATATGTCAGTACCTGATATATTGAAAGATGAACCTGCAATTGGTATTGGTGGAATAGCAAATGGAACTTACAAAGATTATCAGAATGAAGCCGATATGATATTTAAGGCAGTTAGTGAAGTATCAAATGAAAAAGATGGTAGAGGTGCATATCACAGATTCCCAAACATACTTATCAACATTCGTAAAGGTGATTTGGATTCATATGAAGGGAATTGTAAAATACTTCATGAATGGGGTGCTAATAATCCAACAATCTATTATGTGAACTGCTATGACCAAGAAAGGACAATTATGGGATGTAGGACTGCTTTAGCAATGAATTACACAGGTATATACGAAAAGGACTGTTGTAATACAGGTAATTTTATGTACAATACGATAAATTTGCCTTTGATAGCATTAGAAAGTAATGATATAGATGAATTTTACAAAAAACTTGATGAAGTATGTGAAATTATTTATAAGTCATTACATCACAGAAGAAAGGAAGTTATCAAATCTGTATATGAAACAAAAATGTCAAATTTCCTCTTACAGAAAGATAAAGAAACTAATGAACCGTTATGGGATATTGACAGAACTACAATAACAATCGGTTACTGTGGACTTAATGAATGTTTGATGGAATTATTTGATGGAGAAGGTATTGTTACAAAAGAAGATGAAGGTATTAAGATAATAGAATATCTCAATAAGAAAAAAGATGAGTTTTATGAAAGGGATGGATTAAGATGGTCTGTTATTGGCAGTCCAGCTGAATCAACTTCACATCGCTTTGCTATGATAAATAAATCCAAATATCCTAATGCTTATGTACAGGGTGAAAAAGGTAATTACTATTTAACGAATTCATCTCACATACCAGTAAATTCAGATGAAAACATCATCAAACATATAAAAAATGCAGGTAAGTTTCACAAATTATCGCAAGGTGGAAACATACTTCACATATGGCTTGGAGAAGTATGGTCAGACCCAGTAGCTATTTGGAAACTCAACAAAAAAATCATTGAAACTGGAACATTGTTTTGGGCATACAGTAAAGTATTTACATTTTGTAATGAATGTGGTGAAACCATAAATGACAAGATACACAGATGTCAAAAGTGTGGTTCAACTGATTTAATTACATATGATAGAATAACTGGTTATTACTTGCCAACAAATGGATACAATGATGGTAAGCAACAGGAATTTGAAGATAGATACAGACAAAAAATAGGGGATAGGTAGGTGATTATTTTCACCCCCTATCAAATATTTGATAAGGTTTAAAAAATGAAAAGAAAAATTAGAAAAATATTACAGAGTATCTGTAATAGCTATATGATATGTAAACCCCTCTATCAAAAATATGAAAAAGGTGATAAAATGAAAAAAGACTGGTTAAAGACAGGAGGAGTTATATTTTTGATATTGATAATAATCCTGTTAATTTTAATACCAACTATCGCTACCATCATCATTGGTGCATGGTTGGCAGGTCAGTTAGGACTTACTGGAATTGTTTGGTGGGCATTTGTTATACTGTTCTGGTTAATAATATCTGCTTTATTATCAGTTCTTACTGTAAATAAATAGGGGGGGTGGGTAGGTAAGTTAATTACCATACCACCACATAAAATCCCCCTCCCCATCAAATATAAATCATCAAACCAAAATATTTATATATTATAACTTACAAATTTTATATTACAAAATAGTTATATTTGATAGGGGATTACCTATTGATAATTATTTTGTATATGTAATGGTGGAAAATTCTTATATAGATACTGTCATCATTACATATTGTTGAGGAGAAGGCAATTAGATAATGGTGATGATTATTTTCATCATTCTTTATCTTATTAATATAAAAGAAGTGGGCAATATAAGTATAATCAGTTGTCATTGACCTCTGTTTTACCATAATATCGCTTTCGACATACTTATATTGCCTTTCCATAATATCACAGTGTAAAAGAAATTAATCTCCTGAATTAGTTAATGGTCATGTATGCTCTTACATTAACTATAAAAGCCTATCCGAATCTTTTTAATGGGTCAAACCATTAGGATAGGTCAAGGGTACACTTACGGTTAAGCAGATGATTTTCTGGTTTATTCATCTGATAGGTTCGACTCCTGTTTGTACTCGTTAGACATTTCATATGTCTATAATTGAAATCGTATCATAATATGATTTCACAGAAGTTATGGAATTATCAATTATCATATATCGTTTACTCCATAACTCAACAAATTAGTTAAAAACGGAGGTAATAAAATGGCATGGAAAAGTGAAGAAGACTACAATTTGGAATCTGAATTTTGGAATCCTGAAGAAGGAGATGTACTTGAAGGTGATGTGTTACTTGTTAAAAAAGGTAATTATGAAAAATTATTTATGATTATCGAAGATGAAGATGGTAACAGTTGGATTACCACTCAATGTGCAAGATTAGATTTCCAAATCAAAAAAATGAAAATTGAAGAAGGAGATATAGTTAAATTAACCTACAATGGTAGAGTAGGTGAAAACGATGCCCATGACTACAAATTGGAAGTTTGGGAAGAAGATTAGATATCAAATCCTTGTACAAGTATTAGGTGTTTATCTTTAAACATCTTTTATTTTATTTTTGATAAGGGGAAAACATGACCGAAGAAATGAATTTATATCAGAAGATTAATGTAATTAGAAAAGAATTTAAAGATAGCGATATTAAGAAAAGTGGTGAGAATACATTTCAAAAGTTTAAATATTTTGAATTATCTGACATAGTTCCAATAGCTATTGACTTATGCAATAAATACAACCTTTATACTCACATAGATATAGGTTCACCATTGAATCCTAATTTTGCTACAATGTATGTAAAAGATATTGACAATCCTGATGGATTAGATGTAGAATACAGATTGAAACTCCCATCAATAAATGAAGATGGAGCATTCAATAGTAAGATACAAGATACTGGTAAAATGGAAACATATGTCAGAAGATATTTATATATGCTTTTCTTGGATATTGCTATTCCTGATGAAGTAGATGGAGTTGATAATAGACCCAAAAAGTCCAAATCTAAAAGGAGATAGACTATGGGTAGAATAGTAAATATACCTGGAACATCATCAGCAATAAAAGTTGAAAAGAAAGGTAAAAAATATGTTTACTATATGAGAGATAAGGAAGATGATGAGTGGGAGATATATCGTACGAAAAAATCCCCACTTGAACTTTCTCGTGGTACAGATGTCGGTAATGGTATAGAGGAATTATTAGGTAACCGTACTGACTACACCTCATACAACATCAAACAGATAAATGTAGAACTTGATAAATATTTTTCTGAAGTAGTAACCGAACTGATGGATACACTTAATGAAACGATTGATGAAGTGGATACCGAAGACATGGAAGAAAGGTATCAAAAACTGTACAGTCGCTATCTTGTCAAAAAAGAAAAATATGGTATGACAGACCTACAATATTTGGCACAGATATGTCAGGGATTAGGTGTTAGATTGGCTGATACCATTCTCAAAATATATGTAAGTTATTTATTAACAGTTCTTAAGATAAAAGCTACAAATGTTATAGCTATAGGTAGTCAATCATCAGGTAAAAGTTTCTCAATTGAAGGAGCTTTAAAGATGATTCCAAAAGAATATGTCATTTATGGTGTGCATACTGAAGCTTACTTTTTTGGTAAATTTAATGGTATGAATCTTGATAGACATATTTTTTATCTTGGAGATTTAGGTGGTTCAAAAGATGATGAAAAGACTATCATTACAAGAGATATTCTAAAACAACTCAACACAGATGGTTATGTGGAAAGAGGTATAGCACCTGATAGTGAACCGACAGAACAGTATGTGGAAGGTAATCCTGCAATTACATATTCAACTGTGGAAGAGTACATTATCAACGAACAGGAAAAGTCAAGAAGTAATATTGTCAAGCCACCAAACATTTCATTAGAAGATTTGACATTGTTTAATGCTTTTTTTGATTCCCCAGGAATGGATTATAAAGTAATAGAAACCATTGAAGAAGATGTAGAATCAGTTCAAGGTTTGACATGGCATTTGATGGAAGCTATTAATAACTATGAATTGTTCAATCCATATATGTTTTGTATTACGGATTTTCTTCAAAATATGGATGACTACAATAGAAAAATTAAAGAATATAATAAGATATTATTAGTAGTATGTTTACTCAATAAACCGTTAATTCTAACTCATAATATATATTATGATAAGGAAAACATGGAGAACATAGATACTAAATTAGTCATCGCATCAAAACAAGATGTGATAAATGCTTTAAATTTATTTAGTGGAAGTAACAATTTGCTACCAACAGAAATGGATTTTCTTACAACTCTTTGTTCCAAATATGAACCATATCCAATAAAAATGAAATCCGATACAACAGTAAGAGAATTTGAAGATGAGGTGATAACGGAACTGGAAGAAGATGGTATAATAATTGATTGGGAGGGTGAGTATATCGGATTGGATAACTCATCATCTATCAAATGTTTCTTTACAGTATCGACTTTGAAAAGAGAATATGGAAATATTAAAGCAATTAAAGATGTTAAGAATGACCTGTCACATAAGTTATGGAAACTGTATGAAAACAACTATCTTATTAAGATAGGTCAGTCCAGTAAAAATGAAAACATTTATGGATTAGTATATGATATTGATAAAAGGCTCAATTACAATATACCGATTTTCAGAACATATGAAATGGAAAAGTCAGCAATAGAGTTTAAAAGAAAATACCCCAAACTGTATGGAAGATATTCTTCATTTATTGATAAAGACTTTTTAACCCCTATCAAATATAAAAATTATGATACGGATAAATGTGAAATATACAACATACCATGGGGATAGTAAATGCTTTTTGAATTGAATCAACATTATTTGGTCAAGGTGGGTAGGTATTCGAAAAAATATCTACTCAAAAACAAAAAACAATTGGATAATGCTATCAAAAAGCAAAAACATGATGAAGATATTTACATTAGTAAGTATCCCATCAGTAAAATTATTAAAACAGTTATATTGGATTTTGATTCCAAAAGTAAAGTAAAAGCATGGAATGATGCTTACAGATTACATAAATATTTGATAAGGAGAAAAATAAATAGTGTGATAGTGGATAGTACAAATAAAGGCTATCATGTATATATACAAATTCCACCAACGGATTTTAATATTACCAATGGTGGAAAGATATTTAATGAATTTGTAGCTAATCTGATACACTACAAGTTCGATACACTCGATTCAGTTAATACAAATGCAGGACTGAACGGTAATATAAGATTATTGAATAGTATCCACCCAAAGACCCAAATGAAAGTAAAAATAGTGGAAGGGTCATTTATTGAAAAAAATATTGAAAACTACTATTCAGAATGTAATGATTATATAAATGATATTTTTGAAGAAAGTAAAACATATTACCATATCAAAGAAAAAGAAAAAAGGAAAAAATGGAAACAGGTAAAAATAGATGAAACTGATATAATAGCTAACAATGATTTAAGAATATTATTACCACAAATTTATGGAGGAGAGGTAAAGAAATTTGATGGATATATAGCTATGACCTGTTTCGCACATAATGACCAGAAACCTTCAATGATGGTTAAAAAATCACATTACTGGTGTACAGCTTGTGGTGAAAAAGGTAATATTTGGACACTAATCAAAAAACACAAATCAATAAAATACGATGAGGTTAAATAATGAATGTAGGGGATTTACTTTTTATGTTAAATTTTCATGATAAAAATATGAATGTTAAACTTGAATTTATAGATGATGAATATGACCAAAAATTTTTTGCAAAGTTAGTTCAAGTATATGAAGAAAATGGAGAAATCGTACTATCTGGTGATATAGAATTGTGATTATCATGAAAGTAATAGTAGACAGCAGAGAAATAAAAGAAAGAAAAAAGAAAGCTGAAGAAATATTTGATGAGGTTGAAATAAAACAACTTGAATATGGTGACTATGTTTGTGGTAATTGTGGTGTGGAATTTAAAACAGTAGATGATTTTATCGGTAGTGTCAAATCTAAAAGAATATTCAAACAGGCAATAGGACTAAAAGACAATTATCAAAATCATTTCATAATAGTGTATGGTGACATGACAGAAGCTATAGAAAAGACAATGTATATTGGTCACTACTTTGGTGTGAATCAGTATCTTGGTTCATTAGCTTCACTTGTACAGATTACAAATGTATTACAAGTAAAGAATCTGTCACAAGCTTTCAAACTGACTAAATTCCTATTTGATAAATGTAATGATGGTAGAAATAGGGATATTGCAATATCCAACGAACAAAGAAAAGAAAAAAATAAGATAATATCAGTATTAATGCTGATAGGTAGTGTAAACTCTAAAAGAGCAGAAACTATGGTAAAGGAACTCAACATCAATACGATGGAAGATTTAATTAATATAGACCCCAATCAAATATTAAAATTAAAAGGTTTTGGTAAGAAAACAGTAAACAACATCACCAAATGGTTAAAGTAATTTATTTTTGATAAGGGGGGTAAATAAGATAACAGTATAGTCAGATTACCCCAAAACTTTTATATATCGCTTAAAACATAATAATAATTATAAATCATTAGAGGAGAAATATCAAAAATGAAAGCAAAAAGGTTGATTGAGATACTCCAAACAGTATCTCCAAATACTGAAATAGGTTGTGAAATAGGAGATAGTCCAACATTATTGATATCACATTTATTTTTGATTGGGGAGAATACTAAATATGAAGTGGAATCAGTTTTAACAACGCCTAATGATGATAAATATTGTGTATTAATGTTGAAAGAAAAGGATAGATAATAGGGTGGAAAAACATGAATAACTTGCCATTTGAACTTCAATTGATAAATGAATATAATATATTAAATGACCAATACAATAGTGTTTGTAGACTGTTAGAAAAGGAACACAAGAAAAATAGAAAACTCAAAAATCATTATAAGAGTTCAATGAATTTAGTACAAGAAATAAATCATTCAGTTTTGGAAAAAAATTCCACATTAACAAAAAGATTGCATGAAATCAGTCAACTACTAATTGAATTATATGAGGAAATAAGTAAAAATTATACCCAGTCAATAGAAAATAATGATGAATTAAGTATAAATTATGAAAAATCAAAATTAGATTTGATAACAAAAATATTTGATGAGGTAAATAAAATTGACTGAATAATGGGGGGTGGATAGGTGAAAAATAAAGAATTAATCAAAATACTTCAAAAACATGACCCTGATAAGAAAATAATGTTTATAAATGATGATTCTGGAATATATACATTTGATTTGAAATATCTTGATACAGTATCTCTAGAACAAAACTATTTAGATAATATAGTAGTTATCCCAATCAAAAAAGAAATATGTGAGTGAGGAATTTTAGTGTGTCATGTAAAAGACACACTTGAATAATGAAAGAAAGCTCCAAAATCGTAATAAAAAACACAACATACCATACAATAATGAAATCCCCTATCAAATATAATAAAAGTTTAAGAAAATATTTAAGTGTGTCATAGTGTGTCATATCCAAAAATTTATATATCTTGCATAATATATTAATATTATAAATAAATTAAAAAGTGGATATTATGAGTATATGTGGTGAAGAGATTAGGAGATTAGAGTCTGAATTAGAAAATACTAATGCAGATATGGAATTGTATAAAAAGAAATCAGAGAACATCATTAAGTTTTTAAATGACTTGTATGAAGGAATAGATGAATATTACACAGAAACATTAGAAAGAAGTGATGAATTAGCTATTGTTCGTACAAAAACAGAATTAGATTTAGTAAAGAAAATTCTTGATGAAATAGATAAAATATGATTGAATATTTGATAAGGTTAAATAATTAAATTATCAATTTGATTTAGAGGTGGAGAAAGATAGAGAAGAATACTCTGAAGAATAGTAAATTTAATTATATGAGGAATTATTATGCAAATAAAATGTAAAAAAAGAGCAAAATACTACAAATCAGTCAAAGGAAATGAAAAAGAAATTATAAATCATTTATCAATTCATGATTATTACAATTATTGGGAAGTAGAAAAAGATAATAAAAAAATTACTTTTAGAATTGGTGGTGAAGTATTTTTTACCAATGAGGATAATTCTTTTTTTAGATGTGAAACAGATGGTAGGATAAAACATATAATGAAAAAATATGAATTTATAGATTACATAGCAGTACCATTTGATATAACTAATAAAGATATATTAAAAATATTTCAATCTCAAAATTTTATAAGTTTAAAATTAAAAAAAGATGGTGTACCAGACTCATTTTCCAAATATTGGATTTTAAAGACTACAACTCAAACATTCGGAATAACTTATAATGATATTATTGTATTTGATAAAGATTGGGAAATTGTAGATTGTTTGGTAAATGACCAAAGCCAATGGTATATAGGTATTTTAGAATCCAATCAATATGTTGTAGAATGAGATGATTGATATGGTTAATTTTAATATTATTGAAAACGATTACAGTTTACAAGATAAATATGAAGAATTTAAAGATTACTACTTACAGCCTGAAGAAATATCAGTAGCTGAAATTATGAATCGTTTGAATTTAACACATAGTCAGACAAGAACATTGAGACATCAGGTAGCTAAAGAAACAGGTTTGAAAAGAAGTAGAAGTAATAGAAAATTAGTTCCTGTAACTCCGAAATCTTCTGTTAACCCCAAAAAGTATTTAGAAAAATATGATGAATTTAAAACATTATACTTGACAAAATTGGATTATAGTAAAGAAAAAATTAAAAAAGAATTAGAAATAAGTGAACATCAATATAATACTTTAAGAAAAAAGTGTAATAATGAAACAGGTTTGAAAAGACATAATTATTTCTATAAATTAATAAAAATAGAATAAGAGGAATTATAATGATAGTAAAGTGTATGAAAATGAAAGGTTACAAACCAGTTAAAGGAAATGAAAAGGAAATATGTGAGTTTTTATTGGAACACGATTTTTATAAAAATTTCTTAATAGAAAAGGCTAATGATAATTTTAAATTTTTCCATAAAAATATACCTTTGGGTGGATACTATTATAATTATGGAGAAGATTGTTTTGATAATGGGGAGGATTTCTTTGTTAAATTAAATGAAGATGGAAGTATATCTATATCTGATAAGGAACAATCTTCCTATAAATATGTAGCAATGAAATTTAGTTTTAATAAGACTAATGACTTTGATTGGGTTAGTTGGTTATTTAATTCTCCGAATGTTAAATCATTACATAAAAATTTAATAACTAATAATATAGAAATATTATGTATACCATCAACTATTTTCAAAGTACGAGAAGGAAGTATATTAATTTTCAATAGAGATAATGGAGAATTATACGATGTTTTAGATGGGTCATCTCGTACTATAGAAAATGTTTTATTAAATAATGGATATATAATATTTGATAAGGATAAAAAAGAAGAGGATAAAACATGAAAGATAAGATTGATAACTTAAAGAAGAAAGGAATCATATCTGATGAAGGAGTAATTGACCCATATCAATTATGTAAATATGCTGAAGAACTGTTTGGAAAATCATATTTAAAAAAACATAATGTGATATTAGATGATGATAAAAAAGAAGTAAAGTTATATAAATAAAGTAAGGAGTGACAATAAATGTATTTTTATAGAATAGAAGTATATCATTCATTTACTGAACCGACCTATATGATAATGAGCCATAAGTATTATTTCGATAACCACCAATTAAATATTATTGTACAGGAAGCATTCGATGAATGTATAGAGAAATACTCCAACAAATTATCATATAATAAAGGTGAAGAACCATGTAGAATGGCAGTTGAAATCATTTTTGAAGAATATCTTCCTGCACAGTTACAAAATCATGGATTTACTAATGTTAAAATTGATGGAACTTGCTCCATTATGGATGGAGAGTTATTTCTTGATGATGGGGCAATAAATCCTGTATTAAAAAAGAGATATTTAGATAAGGCACTCCCACCTTGTAAGAAATGTATAAGAGATGAGTGTATTGTACCAAATGTACGAAAAGATAACAATTTACCGAATAAAAACCAATCAAATATTTGATAAGGAGATTAAACTTTAATTAAACAAAATCCAACCATTCAAAGTTACTGTATATTCATAATTACATATACATCAAATAACCAATTTACAACAGGTGATAATAATGATAATAGTCTTAATAACAGGTGAATCAGGTAGTGGGAAATCCACAATAGTTAATACATTATATCATAAGTATCCTGATTTATACAACATAATTAAATCTTACACAACGAGAAAACAAAGAAATAATAACGATACAGACCATACATTCATCAACTCAAAAGATGATATTTCCAATCAAACATTAGTAGCAGAAACTATGATAGATGATAATTTTTATGGTGCAACATTGGAACAGTTTACTGATGATAGCATTAACTTATACATTGTTGATGATAAAGGTATAGTTGATACTATTGATTTTTTTGATAGGGGAATAAAAATAATTACAGTAAAAATTGTAAGAAACAATATCAATGTCGATGATGACAGAAAAAATAGGAAAATTGACAGATTTTATTCCAATTTCGATTATGTACTTGATAACAATGGGGGGCTTCAGTCAGTAGTAAATACTCTTCATAACATTATTGAAACAGAATGTAAAATGAGGTAATAATATGAATTTATCATTAAGTAAATTATTTGAATTTGATAGTTTTAAATACGGTAGAGGTGAATTACAGGTGACTATCGAATGGAATGACTATATGAATAAAAAATCATTTCTCAACAAAGTAAATGATATAATGAAAACAATAGAAGATGAACCGATACAGATTAACTACGATGGGAGTAGTGTGGAATTACTGTATCAGACAATAGGAATTGATATGGATGGTATACATTAAATGTGAAAGATGTGGGATAATATTCAATCATAAAAATATTAATAAAAGATTTTGTGATGAATGTACAAAAATAAGAACAAAAGAATTAGTTAGAAAAAGTGTAAAGAAGAAGTACCATAACGATAAAGCTTACAGAGAAAAGAAAAAGGAACAGGTAAGAAATAAGTTTATTCGTGATAATTTTTATGGACTGATACTTGGTACAACAAAATTAGGTTCACATAGAAGATGGAGTTTTGATAAGGAATCAAAAATTATCAGAAGAGAAAAAAAGAGAGTATTGACAGGAAAAACTTATACGAATCCGAAATTTCAGGATTTGGCAGATAAAAAACATGAAAAAATTCATAAAAGTGGAATAAAGAAAAAAGTATTCTCTTCATCAAAAATACCTAATGATATTAATAATTTTGATTATGTTGATGAAATGTGTCATCGTATAATTGAATATTTCCATATTGAAATAAAAGATTACGATAAAGAAATATTGGGTTGTAAGAAAGTACCGTTAAAAAATTTCAACAGATACATAATGTTTAGAAAACTTCAAAACCGTAATGTTGAGTATGTAATGGAACTTCCAAAAAGACTTGATAAGATAACATAAGCTTTATAAATATTGTCAAATATAAATATAATCACTATATAATAGGTGAATATATGAAAATAGATAATGTTAAAACAAATGGTAAATATGAAATAATATGCAGATTAAGAAAAGGTTGGTTTAAGTATACATTATATGAAAACAGTAAACCCATTATGAATATGATAACTTGGAAAACACCTGAAAGTCTTACTCATAGTGGGGAAATAAGAAAAATGATTGAACTTATAAAAATTAAGGAATTGGGGAAACTGCAATATATGCAGAATGAGATATTTTTCCATATCAAAAATAATTTAGAAGTGTCATTAAAAGAAAATGAGTTCATATTTGATAAGTACAGACAGACCGAAAATATGATTTACAACCAACACAACAATGTAGTGTGTAATTTTGCAATATGTGATGTTAAGTTAGTAGACACCATTGATGAAATTTATGAAATTACAGTTAAGGAAAATATCAGAACTTATAAAATGAAAGGTTCTTTTGATGAAATATTTGATAAGCTTAAAAATGATGATAAAATTAACCCTCTTGTTGGAAACAGTAAGTTCATACTAAAAACGATTTTTAACATACTCTGTAGGTGATTATTATTTATCCCCTATCAAATATTAGATAAACGATTTTGAACGATTTTCAATTGTACATTTTTGTACATTATGTTTGATAAGGAGAAGTAATACTTTATCACCGATAGAGTAATAATTTTTGCCAATTATGTTGTAAGTAGTATATAAATGTTTTGTAAAATAGACACATTATTTGCACAAAGGGAGGGGGGGGCTTACCTGTTTTTTTTGACCCCTCACATTCTGAAATGAAAAATTACGAAAAAATGTGCTGAACAATGTTTAAAATTTGATAGAATATAATGAAAAAATTGAACAGATGATATAATGTTAAAAGAAAAATACAGATTAAAAAATAATGAAGTGGTGACTCTCATACCAGTAGGAGATGTACATATCGGTTCATCACAGTTCAATGAAGAGTTTTTTGAATATTGGGAAGGTATAGTTTCCAAAATCAAAAAGAATAGAAGAATATATTTGATGGGGGATTTAATGGAATCAGCATCAAAGAAAGTAGGCAATAGTGCATTTTCAACTAATATGTCTGTTAATGACCAGAAGGAATATCTGTTAGATATATTGAAACCATTCAAAGATGACATAGTGGTATATGTTATGGGCAATCATGAAAATAGAATAAATAACGAATTCAATTTCAACATGGTGGAAGATATCGCAAGAGAATTGGAAATTGAAAGTGGACACCAGTATATTGACAGGTTTGATGTAAATGGTAATAAATTTGATGTGATGGTAAGACATGGTAAAGGCAGTACAGGTCAAAGACATCTTGCAATGGGTAAATTGGAAAGAAATACATCAAATGTAGAAGCTGATTTATATATGGAGGGACACAATCATAGATGTATGTGGTGGAACAATCTTGTAAGAACAAGTGAAGGTATTAGAAGAAAGTATTATGCTTATACTGGTGCATTTCTCAACTATAATGGATATCCTGATTCAATGTATTTGCCAATAGAACCTCCTGCTTTTCAGACAATAACAATAAACAAAAATATGAGGGTAAAAAACACATCATACTATTGTGATATCTGTTGTCCTGAAATAAAGTTCATGTGATGGGTATTTTCTAAAACAAAACCTTTATATACTATGAATAACATACTATTATATAACAACATATAAGGAGATTTAAAAAATGAAAGTTAAAGAAATCAAAGAATTAATTAGTAAAATGGAAGACGATGACAGAGTTAACATAATTGTAAGTGATGGCGAATACAGTCATTTCTTCAATGAAATAGCAGATATAAAAGTAAAAAATAATGAAATGAGATTATTATTTAGAATGAATAGTGAGTAAAATTCACTCACATTATTTTAAGGTGATTATTATGGAATATGATTTTAATATTATTGAGACAGTAAAACATTCCTTTACTATAAATGAAAAAGGAATATATAAATGGGAAATGGGTTACCATCACCATAACTACGATTTATCAAATGATGAATTACATTTGATAGATAGATGTGGTGGGTATGATGGAATAATGAGGTTTTTAAGAACCTCATCATATAGTGACAGAAAAGAATTTGATGGGGGTATAGAACTCATCAACATCGAACCATAATAATTTTTTAATGGGGGGGCTTAAGTAGTTAGATATAAATCCCCCTATCAAAAATTTGATAAGGATTAAAGAATATGAAAAATTACAAAAGGAAGGAAAATAATGAAAAGTTATTATGATAAAGATAGTGATTCGTTGGGAATCAGTTTAGATAGTAATAATTATGATAGAACTATTGAATTGTGTGCAGGAGTTTTTATTGATGTTGATAAAGACAATTCACCAATAGGTATTGAAATTCTCAACTTGAAGGATTTCATGAAAAATAAAAAATATGAAATTAAATTGTCAATGACATTGAACATTCCATCAAGAGAAAATCCAAATTCAGTTCGTAGAGAATTGAAACCATTTCTCACAAAAGTTAAGGAAGTTACTGGTCATGAACTTCATATAGATAAGATAGAAGAAATTGTTACCAATAATAATGAAAAAACAGTAACATGGCAAGAAGACCAGTAATATTTTATTTTTGATAAGGGAATAAAAATATCAACAATTATTTGCATAATAGTATTGCAATTGAATTAAGTATTTAACAGACTTCTTTAATTATTTTAACCTTATCAAATATAATAATGTAAATTATAAATTTAATATATATCAACATATCAAAAAATGATATTTGATAATCACTTAATTTAAAATATGAAAAAGTATACTCAATAGGAGGGTGGGTAGCATTGCAAGATAAATCACTAAACAATTTGCCTTGTATAATAATTGATAAAAATAATGATATCACCTATCAAACATTATCAGAATTTGAAGAAAAAGGTTATCTCAAATTTGATAGTGGTATTGAATATTTATATTTGATAGGGAGTTTAGAATCCAATCCAAATAAAATAGAAATCCTGCATCTGTTAGAGGAATTTTACATTTACCTTGAAAAGATTATGAACACCAAAGCAACAATTGAAAAAAGTAGAATTTTGTATCACTATTATGATAAGTTGGTACAACTTGATAGTCCGTTATTGCCAAATCTTGATGGGAATTATTCAATATATAGAAGAGATATTGATGGTTCATGGATAGAACCGTATGGTGGAAATGAAAATGAATAAGATATTTGATGTGACAGTTGAATTTAAAGTAAAAGCTAAAGACTTGTCAGATGCCATTAATACAGTAACTTCATATATTGAAACGGATGAATACTACTCAATAACAGATTGTAAAGAATCAACATTTCATTATGGTAAGCCAACTGAAAAGGAAGTAAAGTACAGATTTGAAATATGTAAAGTAAATGATGAAAATATGCATTATGACTTATGGTATGTAAAAGATTATCTTGATAAAAACAACCCATTATCGACTATAATCGGTTCATATGCTTTTATTCATCAAATATACGAATGGGTGGTTAGCAATTACCCAACAAAGTAAAACTTGAATGATAGTGAATGTTGTACATATCATGTACCAAAAACTTTATATATAACTTCCAACATACTAATATATAACAATACATAGGAGTTAAGATATTATGGTCAAAACATACATAGTAAATAGTAAAAAAGATTTACAAGTATTAGCAGATAATTTAGAAACTTCAATTTTTGATATGGAAGTAAAATTCCCAAACAGATTTTTCAATGACCCAGTTGATGGGTTAGTAACAGTTGAAGAATATTTGGATTGGTATCCAGATTATGCATATATATTTGAAATGGATACAGATGAGGATAAAATTTCTGAAACAGAAAACCTTTATCATAACGATAAAGGAATGTACAAAATCCAAAGTGTGGATGGGTCAGTTTATTCAGCCAACAGGATTGAAGATATTGACCACATCTTTAGATATAACGATATCACACCATCAGAATGTGATTGTACTCAAACAAATGTATTAAACATTTCAAAATGCTATGTGGGTTGTAAACACTTACAAGCAGATGAAGATGGATTTGTGTGCAATAAACATTGTAAATGGATTCGTCCATTAAACGATAAAGGAAATTGGATTGGTGCAGGAAGGGTTACATTATAACCCCCCCCATCAAATATTAAGGTGATTAATTATGGAAGAACAGTTAATTAGCAAAATCAGTAAAGAACTTTCAGGATATAATATAGTTCAAGTATTGACAATTGTAGGATTTTTTGAGGAAAATATGATTCCTCTAAAATACATTTCCAATATTAATGGTGATAATTGGGAAAGATTAAAAAACATCATTTTACAAAAAGAAGGAACTCCTACACCAGTAATTGATGAAATGATAGTGGATTTAGTTTGTAAAATTATGGAGGAATAAAATTTCTCCACAAAACTTATTTTTATTATAACTGACATTTAATAGTATATTTATTGGTTACAAATTTCAGTTCATGAGGATTTTTCAAAAATTCATCATTGAATATTATTGTACTGGCATCTATTTGACCATGCCCAAGTCTTGTTTTATAAATTTGAATTTCATTTGTTTGATTATTCTTAACTGTAATTTTCCAATATATCATTATTTAACCTTATCAAATATTTATTTACTGATTTTAAGTTTTTCATATTATTTAAACTTTATTGTACTCATTTAGTAGTATATTTATTGAAGGATTCTGGTGAGTTCTTCAAGAATGTAATGTTTAATCTATCAGTATTGTCATCTCCTTACATTACATTTTTCAACAGTTATATTGGTTCGATTCCATATAGCTGTTATTGGGATAGAAAGTAATTTTGCGAGGTGAAAATATGGATAATACAAATTATGTAGGTAACATTACCACAATCATAAACTGGATTGCATTAATGATATTGCCTTATGTTTCAGCATATGGTATGACACAAGATGTGTTAGTAGCAATTTTATCAGCAGTAGTTGGTTTAGCATTTGCAATTCTTAATTCAACTTATTTAAATAACTTTAAGTTTTTAGGCAATTCAAAAAATGACAATGACACTAACCCAAAAGAAATAGCATAGGTGATATTAATGTTTGATTGGGTTAAAAAGATTGAACACAAAATTGATGTTGGTGAACCCATTGATTTAATGTGTGATTTACCAGTTAAAAAAGACTTATGGTTGAAAAATTTTGTTAAGTCAGCTGTAAGTACAACTTTAATAGCTTTGTCTATAAATTTCTTTTTTAATGGATTTATGGAACACCCAAAAAATTTCGAAGAAATATTGTTAGGTATAATTGCATTTTTATTAGCAATTGTTGTTATTTTTGTCATAGATAGTTATCATCAAAAAGTAAGAGAAATGGAATTGAAAAGTATCGATTCCAATCAAAGAATCAATAGTTTGACAGAAGACTATCTTAATGAAGTAATTGAAAAAGTTATTAAGAAAAAATTTAAAGAAATAATGGAAGATTAAACATATATTTGATAGAGGAGATGACAATCACTTTTAAAATATATAGATATATTTGGTGATTATATGAAACATTGTGTTGATTGTATATGGTATAAAAATAGAAAAGAATCCATCAACGGTTTATGTTTTCTGTTTGGAATTAAAAGAAATGCCAAAACAGATATATGTATAGATTTTAGAGGAAAGAAATAATATGATAGATAAAAAAGACTGTTTTTATATTGGTTCATGTAGATATATGAAATTTTTCCCTCACCATTTTCCTGCAAAACTCCACACAACAAAAGAAATTATAAACTATTTAAACAATTATAACAATATTGATTTGGATATGGAAAATGTAAATTATATATATGGAGATATACTTCAACCAGATTGTATGGAAGAAGTATTAGATTATTGTCAAAATGCCAATTCAATATTTGATAAGGTTAATAATATTTTTATGGAAATAACTTCACGAAAATATGTATTACAGGGGGGTGGGTGGTATAGTAATTATTACTTCAACCCAAATAATGACAAGGATGTTAGTATAGTTAATGATGATGAATTGTATAGTGATTTACTCCATATCAAATATTTGATAGGGGATTTATTTGATATAGATAATATTTTTGTTATTCCACATATGGATTTATTGTTAAAGAATGGAAAGAAAATTAACGGCAGACACGAATTGATAATGTCATTGAAAAACATATGCGATGAAATAGATATAGGATTTGTAAATATCAATGAAGCATTTCCAAAAAATAGTTACTATGATGATATAGCACCTGACACTTTACATTATTCAAAAATAGGCTACTTTAAAGTTTTTAGTTATTTACAAAAATATTTAGAAAATAGGAGATGACAGATTGAAAATCAAAAAAATCAACATAACAGATATTAATGAAGCTGATTATAATCCACGAACAATATCTGATGATGAAATGATTAAATTGGAAAATTCAATTACGGAATTTGGTTTTGTAGACCCAATGATAATCAATTTGAAAAATAATAAATTGATAGGTGGGCATCAAAGATATAATGCTTTGTTAAGTTTAAATATGAAAAAAGGCAACTTTGCAGAAGAATTAAATCTTGTTGAATTGGGTGACATAGGTTGGGTTTTTCCAGATATGGATTTAAAAATAGAATCAGAACAACACGAAAAGGCACTCAACATTGCTCTTAATAAAATTAGTGGAACATGGGATAATGAAAAGCTTTTCACTTTATTGGAAGAACTTGAATATGATGATATGGGAATAGAACTGACAGGTTTTACAGATGAAGAAATGGAAATGCTTGAAAAGGGAGTTTACAATTCTGATTATGAAGAGGATTATTTTGATAATCTTGAAGATATTTATGAAAAACCTGATGACTGGAAACCAAAAGAGTATGAATGTCCAGTATGTGGTGGAATATTGACAAATGATGACTTGTTGGAGGATTAAAATGGAAAAAATTAAAATTAGTGATTTGAAACCTGCACCATACAATCCAAGAAAAATATCCGATGATGAATTATTGAAACTGGAAAATTCAATTAAAGAATTTGGATTCGTTTCACCTATTATTGTAAATCTCAAAAACAATCATGTTATTGGTGGACATCAAAGGCTTAAAGTCGTATCTGAAATGACAGATGAATTAAACATTATCAGATTAGGTGATGTAGGATTAGCTTTCACCAATGATGATATAGAAATCAAAGATGAACAGCATGAAAAAGCACTCAATGTCGCACTCAACAAGATTAAAGGTAAATGGGATATTGACAAATTGCTATCATTGATGGAAGAACTTGAATTAAGCGAAGTAGAATCTGACTTGACAGGTTTTGAACAAGGTGAATTAGTAGAACTGCAACTTTATAATGATATTGAATATCGTAATCCAGAAGATGACAACCATCAATCAAAAGAACATGAACCGAAAAAATTCCTATGTCCACATTGTAATCAAGAAGTGGAAATTTAATTTTTGATAGGGGTAACAGTATGGTAGAGATTAGTATCGTAATACCTGTCTACAATGTTGAAAAATGGATAGATAAATGCCTTCAATCAGTAGAAAGGCAGACATTCACAAACTATGAAGTTATTATTGTTAATGATGGTACACAGGATAATAGTGATAAGATAGCTCAACGATATTGTGATAAGTATGATAACTGGAAAATAATCAATATACCAAATCAAGGATTATCAAAAGCAAGAAATGAAGGATTAAAATATGTCAATGGTAAGTATATTTATTTTCTTGATAGTGATGATTATATTGAAGATGACTGTTTACAGCTACTTTATGAATTAGCAGAAAAATATCAGCATGATATAACAATTGCACAGATGAAATTATTTTCAGAAGTAATAAAACTTGATAATGATGTAACGATAGGATATTTGATAGTGAAAGACAGTTTACCCACCAACATTGAAAAATTTACACTTAATGAATTTCCACAAATTGTATGGTTGGGAATGATTTGTAATCGTTTATATAGAAGTGATTTTATTTTTGATAGGGGGATATATTTTCCAGATGAATATATAATGTTTGAAGATATGACTTTCGATTATGATACATTGTCAAAAGCTGAATCGATAGGTATGATAATGGATAAGACCTACAACTATTTGATAAAGCCAAAATACAACAAAGGCAATTCACTTCAATGGAATTATTTCGATGATGAGAATACTCAAATTAGAAGAATATTTGATAAGTTGAGTAATAAAAAATCCAATATCAGTAAAGCATTGTACTATAAATGGTTGGTAGTGGATTTATTGTCAGCATTTGTAGATTATGATAAAAACACAATAGATTACGATTACATATTTGATGAATTTGAAAAAATCCTAAAAGATATCCCCTATCAAATATTAGATAAAAGAATTGTCGATATATGGGATAGTATTTCTGAAAGAGATATTGTTACTCTGTATAAAAAAATTAACAAATTATATGGCAAAGGACATATAGATTATAATGAAAAGATTCGTGAGATGGTAACATGAAAAAAATATTATTATATAGTGGTGGAATGGACAGTTGGCTTATAGATAAAATTTGGAAACCTGATGAAAAGGTATATATCAATCTTCATACTGATTATAGTGATTTGGAAATGGAAAAAATTAAAGAAAGTGGTGAAGATGTTACAGTAATTGATTTCCCATCATTAGTACAATTTGAAAATAAGGAAAATGGTGTCATACCGTTAAGAAATCTATATTTGATAATGATGGTATGCAATATTACTGATTTTGATGATGTGGAAATATGTTTAGGTGCAACTGATGGTGATAGAGTACATGACAAAACATTACCATTCAAAGAAAAAGCAGAAGATTTGTTAAATTATTTGTATGCTCCACAAAACTGTATGCCTGTGACAAAACACATTAAAATAAATTTTGATTATAAGGATTACTCAAAAGCCGACCTCTTGGAAGAATATTTGATAGGGGGAGGAGATATAGAAGAGGCAATGAAAAGGTCTTTTAGTTGCCATCACCCAAATGAAGATAATAAACCATGTTGGAAATGTAAACCATGTTTTAGAAAATGGTTGGCATTTAAAAAATTTGATTATGATTTTGGTAAGGAAATAGATACCAAAATGATGAATTACCTAAAAAATCAACTTATGCCTAAAATTATTGATGGTGTTCATGGTAGAGGTAAAGAAGATTTAGATGCTATTTTCGTTTACAAAAAATATTGTGAGGTAGATGATGGATAAATTAAGTATCATTATTCCAAACTTCAACAATGAAAAATATATAGAGGAATGTCTACAAAGCATTATAAATTACGAACCGTTAGCCAATAATGTGGAAATTATTATAATTGATGATAATAGTGACGACAATAGTTGTGAAATAGTGGAAAATATAACAAATAACACTAACACCGATATAAACCTTATCAAAAATAAAACAAATTTAGGTACTGGATTCAGTCGTAATAGGGGGGTGGGTCTTGCAAAGTATCCATACATCTTATTTATTGATGGAGATGATATGATTATTCCAGAAGTGATATATGAATGTCTGGAAATAATCTCAATAGAAAATAACGAAGTTGTATTTTTCGATATGGCAGATTATATTAATGGTGTAAGGAAAACCAACCCATATTCACAAATAAGTATGTATGGATTTGATAGATACAATTCCAACATTGAGGTTGATGAACATATGAATATTATGTTTGGTTGGTCATCTTGTCGATTCATCATTGAAAAGGAATTTTTGATAGGGAATAATCTCAAATTTTATGACAGTTCAATATGTGAAGATGGTTATTTTGTAGCAGATATGTATAATGCAATGAATAATGTGAGTGTTGTAAATAAAGTAGGATATTTGTATAGATGTAATAGTGACAAATTACCATTAGATGAAAAGACACTCAACACCATGTTTGAAATATATGAAAATATAATGGATAATCATTATTATGATGATATATTATACTATCAGTTACTGTATCAATGTCTTCCACAGCTGATTCATTTAACACAATTAGATGTTATCCATATCAAAAATTATTATGAGCCGATTTTAGATAAAATACCTATTCATATAATGGAAGGGTTATTTGATTTATATAAACAATTCTATTATCAAATAATGAATGAAAACCAACAGTATCTTGACAACATAAGGGGGGCAGGTGTCAGTTCTCCTAAACTCTTATCCATCATAGTACCGACTTATAACTCTGAAAAGTATATCGGTGGGTGTTTGTATAGTATTATGGCAGACAAGGAATTATTTGATAAGGTTGAATTGATAATAATTGATGACAATAGTAGTGACAATACTCTCAACATAGTTAAAGAAAAAGTTGGTAATTTGCCTAATTGTAAGATAGTAAACAACACTTCCAACAAAGGTAGTGGTTATTGTCGCAATAAAGGATTAGAATTAGCTACTTCACCATACATATTATTTGTAGATAATGATGATATGATTATACCAACAACCATCAACAAAGCATTGGAAATCATTAACAAAGAAAAGACAGATGTTATATTTTTTGATACAGTAGATTTGGTAGGTAATAAACTCAAAACACCAAAATATAGTTATATAAATATGTTTAATATTGATAAGGATAAAATTATTACCAAACCTTCCAACATGAAAAATATCATGTTTGGTTGGTCACCATGGCATTATATTGCCGATAGAAATTTTATATTTGATAATGATATAAAGTTTGGGAGGGGGTCATTAGGTGATGATATTTATTACACTTCCAAAATATACTGTAAAATGGAAAAAATTAGTATTATAAATGATGTTGGTTATATTCACAGAATAGGAAGTGGAATAAGCAGAAACAAACATCAGAAAGAACATTTTAAAAAATATGTAGAAGTATTTAATGACATATTGGAAAAGTATAACTATAATGAAATGATTTATTGGGAAATTTTATATCTTGAACTGTTAAAGGGAATAAAGATTGATAACATAACAGTTAAAGAATTAAATTCCATCATCAACACAGTTTATTCAAAAATACCATCAAGTATAAAAGAACAGATGTTTTATCTTTACAAGCGAATGTATGATATTATTGAAAATGAAGATGAAATAGGCTTCATACATCTGAAAGGAATTTTTGATAGGGGGTTGATGAGATGATACTGATAACAAACGATGACGGATATGAATCAATGAATTTACATTGCCTTTACGATATAGCAAAAACTATTGATAATGAAGTGAAAATGGTAGTATCATTGGAAAATCAGTCAGGTATTGGTAACTGTTCATCTTCCACCAAAAGAATACATTCACAGAAGATAGATGAAGGATATATCATCAACGGTACACCTGTGGATTGTATAAGATACGGATTATCAAAATTTCACCCATCATTAATTTTGACTGGTATCAATAATGGTTACAATATTGGTGTTAATTGTTTACTCTGTTCTGGTACTTTTATGAGTGCAAGGGAGGGGGCTAACAAAGGTGTTAAATCAATGGCAATATCTGTCGGTGTGGAAAACAACCCATCATCATATTTGATAGGAGAAGTAGTAAAAGAAGCATTAGATTATGATTTTATGTTGGCTAATCTCAACATCGCAGGTGAAAAGCTTGATATTACAGAAGTATGTGATTCTGACTATGAAACAGTTATAAAAGGTGAAAACTTATATTTGAATAAATTCAAGACATTCCCCAACAATACAGATGCAGAATCAGTTTATAGTTTACACAATTCAAGTTTATCAATTATAAGGAGAGATGGCAGATGAAATATTGTATATCATTAGGAGATACCATTAAGTATATTATTCCAGATTTGAAACCCATAAAATTATATTACCATTTATGGAGTTATTATTATCTTCAAAACAAAGACCAAATTGAAGTTTTCAATCAAATAATGGATATGAATGAGAATATGCTTATAGATTCAGGTGCATTTACAATAAGAATGGCAGATACATTGGCAAACAAGGAAATCATTCAAGAATATGATAAATACACCAAAAAGTATTGTGACTTCATACAGGAACATGATAATGATAAAATGTTGGGATATTTTGAAATGGATATTGATAGTGTAACTGGTTATGATTATGTATTGGAATTAAGAAAGGAACTTGAAGAAGTATCAGATAAAATTATACCAGTATGGCACAAGGAAAGAGGAATACATGATTTCAAGGAAATGTGTCAAAATTATAATTATGTAGCAATTTCCAACTCACAATATGATATAAAAAGACCACAGTTCAAATTGTTTGTAGATTATGTACACAGACATGGTGCAAAAATACATGGATTGGGATTAGCAAACAAGACAATGTTAATGAACATTCCATTTGATAGTTGTGATGCAATAAACTGGCTATTACCAACAATGTATGGTTCGCATAATGGTAAAAAACTTGATAGGGAATATTCCAAAAACAATCGTAATAAAGTATTACTGTTAGGGTATCTTGCAGAAAGAAAGAAACAGATTATGTACCGAAACAGATGGAAAAAATATTTCGGATATTAATTTTTGATAGGGGATAACAAAAATGACAAATGTAATAGTATATGGAACTTTTGACTTATTTCATTACGGACATGGTGATTTGTTAAGAAGAGCAAAAGAATATGGAAATCACTTAACAGTAGCTGTCAATACAGAAAAATATGATAAATCAAGAGGTAAGGAGAATTTTCAAAAAACAAAGAAAAGAATGATGAATATTGAAAATTCCCACTATGCAAACAGACTAATCATGAGGGAATATATCGGACAGGAAAAGGAAGATATAGAAAAATATGATATAGATGTCATTATAGCAGGTAAAAACCACAAAGGTGAATTTGACTATTTAAGTGACAGATGTAAAATCATTTATCTTGATTTGGTGGAAGGTATTTCCACATCAAAAATAAAGAAACAGATTAAAAGAAGGAGGAAAAAATAATGTATACTTTAAATTCACAACATAGAATTTATGCATCACATCAACTGAAAAATCAGGGGGGTAGGTGTGAAAGATTACATGGTCATCAATATGAAATAATACTGACTTTGAAAAGTGAAAAGTTGGATTACAAAAATATGATTGTTGATACTTATGAAATTGAAAAGATATTTAATAGATTTATAGGAGTAGACCATCTTCATTTAAATGAATTTATGAATGAGGACAATCCGACTATGGAATTTATGGCAAAATATTTTTATGATAATTTAAAAGAAGACATTCCTTTGTTATCGGCAGTTACAGTTTACGAAACACCTGAAGGAAGTGTAACTTATGAAAGTAGTTGAAATATTTGATAGTTTTCAGGGGGAGGGCATATACACAGGAGAATCTGCAACATTTTTACGATTAGGTGGATGCAATCTCAACTGTGATTTTTGTGATACTGAATTTGATGACTACAAGGAAATTAATGTGGAATTAGTAAAAGAATGTTTATTAAACCATATCAAAAATCATAAAAACAAATTACTTGTTATTACTGGTGGTGAACCGTTATTGCATTATGATGAAATAAAGGAACTTGTAGATTTACTCTACTATCAAATATTTGATGAGGGATTAAAAATTCAAATTGAAACGAACGGATTTATTAGAAGAATACCAATACAAAACACCACATATGTTATCAGTCCTAAAAGAGATATAGATAATGTTTTCAAATTTTATAAAGATTATGATGAAGCTTATTTTAAATTTGTAATTGAGGATTTTTGGGATTTACAGTTAGTAAAAAATCTGCAAGAGAAATATGATTATAAAAAGACAGTATGGTTACAACCTGAATTTTCACAAACTGAAAGGGTGACAAGATTAATCTTATCAAAAAATATTGACAACATTAGAATAAGTGGTCAGTTACACAAATATATGGGAGTTGAATAGTATGATAAATCAATCTTTGATAGAGGAAAAAATAGGTGAGATACTGAAAGATGGTATGGGATTGGATTGGGAAAATAGTCCTCATCTAAAAGAAACACCTAAAAGAGTTGCAAAGGTGTATAAAGAAATATATGATGGTTATGATATTGACCCCAAATCGTATATTAAGACATTTCCTGCTCCAAAAGATGGTATAGACAATCAAATAATAGCAATAGGTGGTATTCACACTTACAGTATGTGCAGTCATCATATGTTACCATTTTCAATGGATATTTATGTTGGATATATACCAGACAAAGAAATTTTAGGATTATCAAAATTTGAAAGAATCTGTGAAAACATTTCCCATAAATTACAGGTACAGGAAAATATTACAGAAGAGATAGCTGATTTCTTGGAAAAGGAATTGAAACCAAAAGGTGTAATAGTTGTAATTAAAAACAGTCGACATATGTGTATGGAAATGAGAGGAGTAAAATCCAACAACACCAATGTTACGACATCAGCAATTAGAGGGGAATTTATCAACAATCCAAAACTAAAAGATGAATTTTTGAATATTATAGGTGATTAGATGGAAGAATGGGACAAACTTGAAGAGGAATCTGATAGTCAGTTCTATTGGTTCAATGAATTTTTGATGTGGTGTGATTTGTCTGTAAAGAACTTTTATCTTGATTTGGAAAGAAGAGATATAAAAAAATATCCAACACTTGATACACTTTACAAATGGTCAGCAGATTATAAATGGAGAAATAGAAAAAAAGCATACATTACAAGAAAGTCTACTGAACAGAGATACAGATTGGAAGATATGAATTATCGTAAAAAAGAAGAGTTATTCGTAGCAAAACATAATCTCATCATATCAGCAATAAGAAAATGTAAGGAAGATTTTGATAGTGGGAAAATATCAGCAAGTCAATTCAGTAGTTGGGTGAATGGTATAAACAGTCTGCTTAACGATAATAGACTTGATGTACTTGAACCAACAGAAATCAAAGATACAAGTGTTACAGCAAATGTAGATGCAACCGTAGAAGACAATATTTCAATATTTGATAAGCTTGAACAGGTGGATAAGGAACTGGCTAAAATAGATAAAATGAATGAGGAAAGTAAGGAAAAAGAAGAAGAAGTCAATAAAGAACTTGAAGAAATGGAAGACTGACTACTTTATATTTGATAGGGGGTTGTAGAATAGAAATCAGAAACATGGCTGATATAAAGAATAAACTTGGTTATGAAGTTACACCAGCAGATAAAATTCTTTATTATGATACAATATTAAAAAATCCCTATATACCAATAAAACCTTATCCAAAACAAATATTAAATTTCATATTGGCTAATCGAAGAGATACGGAATTGAATCAAGTATTGACAGGTGGAAAAGCTTATGGTGGTAAAGAACTTGCATTGGATACTTTGATACCAACCCCAGATGGATTTAAAGAATTGCAAGATTTAGTAGTAACTGATGAAATATTGGATGAAAATGGAAATATATGTCATGTAACCCATAAATCTGAAATATATTTTGACCACGAATGTTATAAAATAACATTTAAATGTGGAGAAGAAATAATAGCTGGAGAAAAACATTGGTGGGTAGCATCAACTCCAAATCAAAGATGGAAAAATAAGGAATCGTTATATACAACCGAAGAATTGTATGAAAAACATTTACAATTACAAAAAGAAAAAAATTCAAGATATTTAATGATTAAAAATACCAAACCTTTAAATTTACCTCATAAAAAATTTTTGATAGACCCTTATTTGTTAGGATTATGGCTTGGAGATGGTAGCAGTAATGGATATATTTTTACTACAAATGATGAAGAATTATTGATACCATTTAAAGAAAAATATGAAGTTACATATAAATCCAAATATGATTATTATATTAAAGGAATGGTTAAAGATTTAAGAAAATATAATTTAATCAATAATAAACATATACCAAATGAATATCTCCGTGGTTCTTATGAACAAAGATTAGAATTAGTCAAAGGATTGATGGATACTGATGGTTCAATAAATAAAAATGGTAAATGTGAAATTATTCAAAAAAATTATAAAATAATAAAAGGATTGCAAGAATTATTATTCACATTAGGTATAGAAACTACAATAAATGAAACTTGGAAAAAATCCCAATCAATGACTGAAAAGAAAAAATATTATAGATTGACTTTTAGAACTACTTTGTCAATATTTAATTTAAAAAGAAAATTAAGTAGAATACCAAAAAAGATAAGAAAAGATAGATATTACCAAACTATTGTAAATATAGAAAAAATTAATACAGTTCCAACTCAATGTATTGCAGTTGATAGTCCGAATAAATTATTTTTATGTGGAGAAAATTTTATACCAACACATAATACCTATATATTGACTGCTTTAGCTTTACAATATGCCAATGAAAAGAATTATCGTTGTCTTATAGCAAGAAAAAACTTTGGTGATTTAGTTTCAGTAACCTCAATATTTGATAACATTGAACAATGGACTTCAGATATGGAAGGTGTTAAACCTAAAAGAAATGCACCATTTAAGTATAAATTTGCATCAGGTGCTGAAATTCACTTTTTAGCTTTTGATAGACCAGAAAAAAGAAATAAGATAAGAGGAACATCATTTCATCGTATTATAGTTGATGAAAGTAGTCAATTACATGAAGAAACATTGCGATATATGTTTAGAAGTTTAAGGAAAAATAAAAAAGACCCTATACCTTTGTCAGCAATATTTGCAAGTAATCCGTTGGGAATAAGTAACCAATATCATATTGATAAGTTCGTTAGTGAAAAAGCACCTAATCCATACATTTCGTTAGGATATACTGACAATCCGTATATTGACCAAAAGGCATATGAAAGGTCATTGTTGGAACTTCCGAGAATAGACAGAATAAGTCAGATGATGGGTGATTGGACAATTTCACTTGATGATGGTTTACTCATGTCAGGAGATGAATTTGATAGTGTAGTAATACCTGAAATGCCATGTAAAAGTGTTTATAATTTAGTATCTGTTGATTTTGCTTCTACTGGTGCAGATTCAACGGCTTTAACCTCAATATGTTTAGGAACTAATGGTAAGAAGTATTTGGTTAGGACAAAAAAGATTCCAGATTCTCATATTGAACAACCTATCATAAGATTTGTACAGGAAGAATACAACAAATATCAAACATATTATTGTGTGGGAGAACAGGAAGGAGGTTCTGCTTCCACATATTCAGCAAGATATTGGGAAGATATGTTCAAACAGTATATTCCACAGGTGTTATACACATCTGAAAGACCTATTGTAAGTAAGTTTGAAAGAAGCAGACCTACTGCAATGGAAATTATCAATAAAGATTTGTATATTGTTGAAGATGAAAATACTCCAGAATTAAGAGAACAGATTATGTATGTACACCCAGATAAAAAGGTGATGAGTGAAAGAAAAAGTCCTGATTTATTAGATAGTTTGAATCAGGGTTTGTATGTATTAAACTCAACCTGTGGAATAGGAATGGTTGGTAAAGGTATGTTTGCAAGCAAAAGGTGATAAAGAATGAATTTTAACTATGGAAGATTAAACAGAGCAGTTGATAAAATTGTAATAGATGAAAACAACAATCAATACAAAATGATAGAATCATCAACAAAGAAACAAGATGAAGGTGAAAATTATATTTTGTATCCACCAGTTAATCCATCAACTGCTAAATATTTCTATCAAAACAGTCCAATCTTGTTCAAATGTATCAATGCTTTGACAGAAGACATAACATTGGGTCAGGTGTCAAGTGAAAATATTGGAATAAGAGATTTTTGGTTCAACAATCAAGATGAATTATCCTACTTATGTAAGGATTATTTATTGTTTGGTTATGCTTGTGGAGAAATATTGTGTGATGAAACAAAAAACAAAGCAGTATCGGTAAAACAGATACCAGCTGATACAGTAAGATTGATAGAAGAAAACGGTTCAGTATATGTACAACAACATATAAATGGTAATCTCACAACATTGACAATTCATGGTGAAATTTATGACCCAGAAACTATGAGAAAAGATGTGGAAGGTAACTGTATATGGATTGGTGGTGATGAAAGATACAAATATTTTTCAATACCGAAATGGTATAGTGCAAGAAATCAGATAGCTACCAACATCGTAATAAGTGATTTGAATATTGATAATATCCAAAATGGAAATTTACTGACTGGTGTATTGGCTATTAGTGGTGGTAGACAAATTAGTATCGATGATGAAATGTCATTTGAAGACAAATTAAAGAAACAGTTTGAAAATGTAGGTATAGGACTGGCAGTATCGTATGTTGAAAATGCAAATCGTGACCAACCAATAAATATGGATTACATTAATTTAACCAACAACAATTACACCTATATAAGAACAACATATGAAGATAATGAACAGTCTATACTTGAATGTTGGTTTATGCCAAAAATAAGACTCCTCAACAATACTGAAAAGGAATCAATGAACAGTAACAAATCAGAAGTGTTATGGAATATATATTTAAGAAGTTGTGATAACATACAGAGAGAATTTCTGTCACCAATACACAGATTTGATAGGTATTATTTCAAATCACACGAAAAATTAAATATAGCATTGCCAACATTTGAAAATCAAACAACCGTAGTATTGGATAATGTAAGAAATCTTATGGATATGGGTTTAATGAGTAGAAAAGAAGCTATTGAATATATTAATCAACAGAATTTAGATTTCAAATTATCGATTGAAGATAATATATTTGATAGGGTGAAATGATGAACGAAAAAGAAATAGTAAGGCAAACTACTATTAAAAGAAATATCGCCAATATCAACAATCAACTTTATGATGAATATTCCAATATAATTGATAGACTGATAAATGGTACAATATCGAAAGGGGAAATATTGAAAATATTAGACCAGTATACATTGGCTATTGCTCCATTTATAGGAGGTATGTTTCGTAAAAATTACACCATTAATTCCCCTATCAAAAATAAAATTAATACTGAAAAAACAATAAGAACATCATTATCCAATTATGAAAAAAAAGTATCAGATATCACCCTATCAAATATAAAAAATTTTTCAACAAGTGATATAGATGTGAATACATATAATGAATTGCGAAATAAAGGCACTTCCATTGTTGAAGCATTATCAATAACGGATAAAGGACAGACCAATCATGCTATAGTAAGTGAAAAACTGTTTCAGAATAGTATAGATAATCTTGTTTCTCAAATGGAAGCAGATTCAGATTTTGAATACAACAGAAACAAACTTGATGGTGATGGTAACCCACTTTACACAACAAAAAGATGGTTATCATCAAATTTGGAAAATACAAGACATACGGAAATGGAAGGTACTGTAATACCAATAAATGAAGAATTTGTTGTAATAAACGATTCTACTGGCGAAATAGATTATATGATGTATCCAAGAGATAGTAATGGTTCACCTGCTAATACATATAATTGTAATTGTGGTATATCATATGGTAACGAATATTATGACCTGATTGATGGTACTGACTTTAAGTATATTTAACCTTATCAAATATTTGATAGGGGATTAATAAAAATAAAAATATCAAACATATTATAACCAACTTACTTCCATAATAAACACATGGGGAGGGGGGGCTTAGTATGTTTTTTCACCTACCCATATTTCTATATACATAAAATATATACTTATTACACACATGGGGAGGGGGGGGCTATATAGTATTTTTAGGCTATCACATTTCCTACATTAACAACAAATCCACATATTACACACAAGTTATAACATTAGGTAATGAATATTTGATAGGGGGATTTATATGATAGATGAATTTTTATCTACACAATTAAACCCTATCAAAAATTAAAGGTTCGAGTCCTTTTTATAACATTCTAACATTTTATATGTTAGCACATACTTGATAAATCAAGGCTTTTAGAATAAAAGATTCGAGGTGATAGTATCTTATATGTAAGAGGTTGTATAATCGAAGCAGGAGAAGAAGATACAGACCACGATGTACTCACGAAGGAGGATATTAAAAAGATTAATATTAATCTTACAAATGATATTTATTATGATATTCAACACAATTTAGAACCTGAACAAGGTTGTAGATTAATTGAAAATGCAATAACTGATTATCCTATCATGATAGCTAATCAAAAGGTTAATGCAGGTAGTTGGTATTGTGTTGTAGAAGTTGATAATGATGTTATAGAACAGAAACTTGTCAATGGTGAAATTAAAGGTTTTTCATTATTTAGTTATGCAAATGGTGCTTCATCATACAAGGATGTTCCAGACACATCAGATGTTCACCCATTATTTATCTCATTTGTAAAATATCCTGCAAATCAAGTTCTTTTTGAAGTTCTTGATAAGGAAATGTACATAAGTAAAATGGAGGCTGTAAAAATGAGTGATAAAGATAAAAGTTTATTGGATAAATTGAAAGAATTATTAAATTCCTATGATGAAAAGAAAGTTTCTGATGAAAAAGAAACAGAAATTTCAAAAGAAGAAACTGTAGATAAAAAAGAAGTAGCTGACCAAAAAGTACCAAATCCAGATGTTTCTGAACTTGGTGAAGACCCTACTAAAGAAGAGATAAAGGATAAATCCGTAGATGACTCTGTCAATGCAGTAGCAAAAGAAAAAACACAATGTAAAGAAGTAGAAAAATCTGCAGATAAAGAAGAGTCAGAAGAAGTCAAAAAAGAAGCAGGGGAAAAAGAAGAAACACAGGAAGGTATTGAAAAAGAAGAAGAAGTATCCAATGCCGATATATTGGAAGCAATAATTGAATTAGTTAAAGCAATTAAAGAATCCAAAAATATCATGAAAGAGGAAGTAGTCAAACCTGAAGATGAAGAACCTGAAACTTACATCATCAAACAAGCTACTACAAAAGTGGATAAAAAAATCGAAAAAGGTACTGAAAAGAAAAAGTATTTTGATATGTTAGGAAGGAAATTATAGATGGTGATAGATATGTTAAGATTAGATGATATTAGAAGAACCGATAAATTCATAGTCAAATGGGGAGGAGCTGATTATAAAGGTGCAGATTCAAGCAACAAACAGTCCCCAGGTTGGATGCTTGAAACTCAAGAAGATTCCTTGTTAGTAAGATTAGATGAGCAAACTTCATTAATGAAAGATGCAAATTTCATCAAAATGGAAGCAAGACAACACGCAATTGATTACCTTTTTGTTAGACCTAAACTTCAACCTATGTTAAATAACGGTGGTATGTTAAAAGGTAATATTGATGACCTTATTGAAACCATTCCAAGATTTGCAAGAAGGGAATTGGATGCAAGACCATATGTTGCATACACATACACCCCAAAACAGTTCATTTGGGAAAATGTAGAAAAAGAAGGATTTTTAGGACAATATGAAGCTTTATTAGCAGAAGCTTGTGGGGTATCTGCCGAATTGTTAGCTATGTATTCCGATAAAGATAATGGTGGAAATATTGATGGTTTATTCAAACAATTAAAAGTTATTTCTGAACAAACCGATGATGAAATCATTAGAGAAAATGGTAAAGGTTACTATGGTGTAATTGATAGAACTCCAACATCTGGTACAGTTGTTGAACAAATCATGGATATGATTACTACATTCATTGACCAAAATGGTAACATTGATAAAGCAGTTCTTTATGTTTCCACTATGATGAGAGGAGCAATCTTGAAAGAAGCTTCCAAAAGAGAAACTTCATTAGGTGATACTGTATATGTAGACGGTAATGACATTACCATTTTCGGTGTACCACTCAAAACAGCAAGTTTCTTGTCAAGACCACCTGAAGGAGAAAGTGAAAAAATTCTTTTATGTGACCCAAAATCTGTTGTATTCGGTTTCGTTTCCGAAATTGAATCTGAATCTACATATGAACACACCAAAAAAGCTTACTTATCATCTGTTGATTTGGAAATGGATATCGGTATGATTTATCCTACTGATGTATTATATGCTGATGTAGTTGATGGGGGTATTACTGGTAAAGTTAAAAACGAAACCAGTTCACCTGTTACCTTAACTCCAGTAAATAATGAAACTTCAGCAAGTATTACTGTAAATGCAAATGCAGTTGTTGAAGTTCCAGTAGGTACTTATATGAATAATAGTAACAAAATTACTGTAGCTAAAGGTAAAACTGTTACTATATCACCCTAATGGTAGGGTAATTCCTGAAATTGACAAAAAATCAGTATCAGATGATGGAAAAGACAATAAAAAGAATACATCAACTGATAGTAACAGTATACAATCTTCCACTACAAAATATGGTAACATATTAATTGAAGTTAAAGATACTGATAACTCACTATTAAATGATGTAGTATGTACTATTGCTAATGATACTGAAGAATTTGAAGGTATGTCCAATATGGGACAGATTTTAATTGAATCAATTCCATATGGTAAGTATATGATGATATTGACCAAGTCAGGTTTAAAAACAATAACTCAACCAATAACAATTGATTCCGATGAAGTGCATGAAAATTACACTATGGAATCAGTATAAATTTGGAAAATAAAATATACAACAACCTTTAAATTAACAATTTTAGAACTTTCTATCCCAGAATAATTTTTAAAGGTGAAATCAGATGGTTGAATATGACATAAATATAGAAGATAGGATTTTATCATATTTAGATGGTTGGAGTACCGAAAATCCAAAAAGAAGAGATGAATCCGATTTATTATTGGAAGAGAACAAACTAATTCCAACAGATGAGGTTGAGGATTTTTTTGATAAGGCTTGTGTTAAGATAGCTACATATCTGTTTGTAGAAGAAATACCATCTGATGAAAGAATAATTGAAGAAATATGTCAGTATACAGCAGGTTTATTATTCAAAAAATACAATCTGACACCAAACGATAACTATGAAGATGGTACAACTAATCTTGGATATGGTAACTATCTTATAAATAGTGCTTTAAAAAATCTCATACCGTTTAGAAACAATATCGTTAGTATGTGGACTGTAAGATGATAGTATGGCTCTTAAAAATCCAAATGTTAAAATAAACTTGAAATTGCAAGACAATACCAATGTTAAAACATCATTAAATAGTGTTAATGATGCAATTGCAAGAGTAAAACAGAAAATAAAAAGTGGTTCAGAAGAGGGATTCGAAGAACTGTCATCTTTAACAGCTGATTATCAAAAACAAAAATTACAATCAAATGGTAATGTAAGTTCAGGAAGTCTGTATAATTCCATCATAGCAGACATTAATGGTAGAACAGCAATAATAGGTTCAACTTTAGATGGATTTGCTCCAACGGTTGTTGAAAATGGGAGGGGGGCTATTGTTCCAGTAAGAGCAAAGGCTCTTCACTATTTCATAGATGGAAAGGAAATATTTTCCCAATACTCAAAACCGTATAAAGGTAATCCTTATGTAGCACCATCATACACATATGCTAAAAGTATAGCAAAAGAAACCGTTTGGAATGCCATAAATAAATGAATTTTATTTTTGATAGGGTTAATAACGATAAAAACACTACAAGAATCATGTATTTTACCCATTTCATATATATTAAACTATGTAAAGTTATTAACCTTATCAAACATTATATAGAGGTGATTGGAATGTTTAATTATGCTAAACACATTTTAAAGATATTAAAGGAAGAACAACAGGGACACCCTATTTTAAAGCATTTTGTTATCAAATACCCATCAAAAGAAATAGCACAACACCAAAACTGTATATTTGTAGGTTTTACAGAAGCAAAAGCAACAGCAAAGACCCATCATTCACAGCAATATGATGAAATGATAGATATTGTTATCACTACAAAACAGTTGGATTACAAGGAAAGTGCAAAAATCTATGATGCAGTAACGAATATTCTACTCAACACATTTCGTAAAGATGATGTATTAAAAGATAAAATGAGTGTGATATCATTTATGCATAAATATAATGCAGATAACACACTTCAATTTGGTGAGTTACTATTATCATTCAAAACTGTGGAAAACTATAATGAAGTATTTGATATTGAAGATGAAGACTTGGTGTACGACATAGTATGCTCAATTAAAGGATATGCAGATGATTAAAATGGTAAAGAAAAAAGTTGAAACTAATAACATCGCAAAACCTGATGTAAATGATTTACCTAATTCAATAAAAAGATTATTTAAAGAAAAGGTGAAAGGTATAAGCGATGAAGAAATAGCTAAACAGATAAGAGGTAAATAAAATGTTGAATAATGAAGTACCTAAAATTGAAGTAATTTCTGAACCGATACTCCAAACAAAAGAACCTGATGGATTAGCAGGTAGAGTAGCAGTAATTGCAGACATCGGAATTGAATCAGATGAAATCTTTACAGGTGATAACTATAAGAGTTTTATAGCTAATTTACCAACTGAAGTAGACAAAACAAAAGCAGATTTCAAAGCTATCGAAAAAATGTTCATACAGAAAAATGATTCAAGAGGAGTCACATTTTTAGAAGTAGTACCAATAAAAACTTACGATTTGACTAATTTCGGTAAATGTTTGGATAAGTTGGAAACAGAAGATTTTGATATTTTAGTTATACCAACCCCTATCAAATTTGAAAAAACAGAGGATATTACTGATACATGGTTGGAACTTTTAAAAAGTTGGTTACAGGCAAGATACACCAACAAAAGTGGAGTAGGTGTAGTATTTGGTTTGGAAGAATCTTCAACATCAGGAGAGAGTATTGTTGAAAGAATGGTTAAATTAGCAGGTCAAAGAGGTGTTTATGGAGTTTTCTTCCAACCTATCAATGGTTGGTCATTAAATGAAACTATTGGATTTATGAGTGGTACTATTGCAGGTAGAAAACTCAACAAATCTTTAACACATAAAGTTGTGAAAGGTATAAACTCCATTACTGATTCAGAAGGTAACAACAAGGAAGTTATTTTCAACAGTAAAGATTCAATAGGATATAAATACATGAATAGTGGAGTTACAGTATTAAGACCATTCAACAGAAGAAATGGTGAATTTGGTGTATTAAGAAGTAATTGTCCATCTGGTTATGATTTAGCAATTGAAAGGTCAGCTGACTACATGACAAGACAATTCCAGTTAGTTGATTACTTGGGTGATAGTAATTCAGTAACTACATTAGATGCAATTGCAGGTGAGGTAAACAGTAGAATATTTACATTCACAAATACACTCAATTTATGTAATAATATTGAAACATCTATTCAAAAAGTAAACCACCATACAGTTGAAATTGATATCAAATATATCTTTGATGGTATTATTGACTACATTAAAGTATATATTGCCATTGAGGAGTCAAATGAATAAGGTGATTAGATGAGTTATGAAATTATAATTGATGGTTCAAAAATGTTATGGACTACTTCATTTGAAGTGGAAGATAATTCCGAACCTAATGAAGTTACAACACATACAGGAGTTTTGACAAACCCACCTGAAGTTGGAAATTATACAGTTTCAATTGACAGAGCATCAGCTTATGATTATGTAGAAGAACAGGAAATTTTTGATATTTTAGAAAAAGCTAAAAAAGAAGAAATTACTATTGTTGCAGTTAAGAAAACCAAAAAAGGTATATTAAGAACAACTTGTACCAATTGTATAAGAACTTCATATTCTGAATCTGTTGATGAAAATGGTGAAATGGAATTTTCAACAGAATTTAATAGTCAATATATGTTTAAAGAATTTTTAAAAGCTTAAATTTTTGATAGGGGATTTATAGTGATGGGGGGTAGTTAGGTGATATTATTACCACACTCACATTTATTTATCCCCTTATCAAATATTTGATAGGTGATTTAGATGGAAGATGATAATATAGAAAAAGAAATTCAAGAAAATGCAAAGGTTATGAATTTAGAAAGTTTGATTACTGGTGGAATAGATGCTATAATACCAATTACCATATCTTACATGGGACAGGATTTTTCAGCTAACATAAGACCAATCAATGCTATTGAAAATAATGAAGTGACCCAAAAATATATCAACAAAAGGGAATCCGTTACTTTGAATACTGTTAAGAAATGCCTACTCAAAGATGATGGTAAAAATTATACAATATCAGAATTGGAAAAAATCCCTGTAGGTGTTATTCAAAATATTTACAATAAGATACAGGAAATTTCAGGTATTGAAAATACAGCATCTGAAGATGATATGAAAATGATTAGAGAATTAATGGGATTTTAGATAAAGGTGGAAAACTATTTCACCTTACAGTAATGTATTCAAACGGTATGTTTAATATTCAACCTTTGGCACAACAGACTCAATTACAGAAAATAGCCATTTTGCTAATGGCACAAATTAAAAATAGACTTGAAAAAGAAATGATTGAAAAAAGTAAAAAGAATAAAAGAAGAGGTAAATAAATATGAGTGATGAAGAAATCACAATTAAGGTTACGACAGATGTCGATGCTTCTGATGTTGAAAGTTTGGAAAAGTCTATTAAACAATTGAGTGATAATATAGTTGATGTATCCATCAGTACGGATAATTCTGAAATTGATAACTTACAAAAGGATTTAGACCAAATTGATGGTAGTAAGCTTGATATAGACATTAATGCTGAAACATCAAAGCTTGAAGAATTGAGTAAATTATCCAACGAATTGAAAGAAAAATTGAATTACCTGAAAAAAATCAATGTTGGAGTTCATGTTTATGATAAGGAAATCGCCAAATTAGAAAAAGAATTAAAAGATTTGGACAAAAAGAAACTTGAAATTTCTGCTAATATTGATGATGCCAAAATAAAATTAGCAGAAAAGGAAATTAATAACTTAAATGGTAAAAAACCACAAGTAAATGTCAATGTTGATGATTCTGAACTTAATTCAACAGAAAGAAAAATTGCTGGAATGGACGGTAAAAGAATAGGAGTCGAAATAGATGTTGATGATTCACAACTATCAAATGCCCAATCAAAAGTACAGGGATTAGGAGATACTGTTGTTAATGAGTTGGGTCAAACCAGTAATGCAATCACAGGACTGGTTAGTGGATTAGCAGGAAAATCCATATGGGATACGATATATGGAACTTCCAAAAAAGCAGAAACCAACAAAGTATTAATTAGTAATATGGCTGATGCTACAAAGTCAGCAAATGAACTTTACAAGACAGTTGATAAAACTACTGATAAAAGTCTTATGTCAATGCAACAGGTTATTCCTGCAATTAATGCAATCAAGGCTGCCACAGGCACAACAGCAGGTGAAATCAATGAAGCAACTCCAAAAGTAGCAAAATTTGGTGAATATGTATTAGCTTTAACAGGTAGTTCTGCACAGGCAGAAAATGCTATGTTTAGTCTTTCAAAAGGTATCAAAGGAGCATATGCAAGTTTAGACCAATATGGTATTACAGAAGATGCTTTGATGAGAACAGGCTTATGGTCTGGTAAAGAAGATGATTTAAATGGATTTTTAGATGCAGTTAATGCAGTTACTGGTTCAACAGATGAACTGATGGCAACCACAACTGGTTTAGAGGCTTTAATGGGTAAAGCATACAGTAGAGCAGGGAAAAAAATAGGTAAAGATGTATTACCTATTGTTAAGAATCTATTAAATGGATTTATTAATTTGGATGGAGCTACTGATGGTTGGTTATCCACCATTATTTTAGGTGCAGGTGGAGTAGCTACATTCAGTTCCACATTATTGTCGGCTATCGGACAGGCAGGTAGTGGTATTCGTGAATTAAAAGCTGGTTGGAAAATATTATTTGGTGGAACACTTGAAAACGGTAAGGAAGTTGTTGGAGTATTCAGTCGAATAAAGTCAGCAATGAATGATATAAAAAATGTTGATTTTGGAAACATCATCAACTCATTGAAAGGTATAAAAGATACAGGTAAATCGTTGGAAACAACTACGGAAGTTGCAAGTAATGTTAAGTTTACAGTTGAAAATTCCGATGAGGCAATTGATGCAGGAAAAAGTGTATTAGATACAGTCGAAAATGTTTCAGAAACAAATAAAGAAATACAGACTGATGCCAAAGTTCTTAATGATGAATTAAAAACTACTAAAAAAGTTGTAGATGAGATGGGTAGTACAGGAGATATAGCAGATGGTATGGCAGATGTTGCTGATAATGTTGGTGGTACTACAAAAGGTGCAAGTAAAATAGGTAGTGTGGCTCCTGAAGCTGCAGTAGCAGGTGCAGAAATGGAGGCAACAAGTGTTAGTTTAGGTAGTATAGCAACTGGTGCTATGTCTATGTTAGCCCCATTGTTAGAATTATCTATTGTAATTGCAGTAATGATTCCTGTAGTGACATTATTAGTAGCAGAAGCTATGTTATGTATAAAAGCACTTCAACTTTTGTTAGTAAGTTTGAGTTTTGATTCTGTCGATTTAAGTGGAACAGTAAAGGCATTGAAACAGATAGGTGAAGCGATATGGGAAATATGTAAAGCAATGGCAACAATGGTAGTAGCTTCATATTTAACTATGCTTTATCAGGGAATATCTGCAATAATGCTGTTCAATGACCCAATCAAAATTGCTGTTGATGAGTTAAAGAAAACTGCAACATTAGTTAAAGGATTTAGTGAGATAGTCATTCCTGAAAATGTTCCAACCAATCTTCAAGCATTAACCACAAGTCTTGGAGCAGTTGCTAAAGCAATGTGGAGTCTTGAAAGTGTTGGAGTATCAGTATTAGCAGGAAGTGTATTAACCTTAAATGGTATTTTGGGAACCTTATCACAAAATCTTGGAGTAGCTAAAAGAGAGTTATCAGAATCAGCTAAACAAATCAATAGTATGAGTGAGTTGGACACTATTGATGAGGGTGTAGCAAGTAAATTAGAAGCTGTAACATCATCTTTAGCAAATGTAGGGAAAGCAATGGGAGCATTATCTGATGTTAATTGGGACATTAACATGGGAAACATTGTAAACCTTGGAGGAGCATTTGGAACAATCACAAGTCACTTGGAAGATGCTAAAGATGAAATCATTAAAGCAGCACCAGTTATTAACCAATTCAGTAGTCTGCCTGATATTGATAAATCTGCAGGTGAGAAACTTAAAAAAGTTTCAGATGCAATTAAAAATGTTGCAGATTCATTGAAAAATTTAAACGGTTTATCAAAAAGTATGGGTGGAGATAATGGTGCATTAGGAGCAACCCTTAAAAAATTACAACTTGGTACAACCATTCGTATTGCTAAATCTACTTTAACTGATACGGCAAAACAATTACAAGGTTTAAAGGATTTACCTGACATTCCTGATGGTATTAAAACAAAACTATCAAAAATAGGAAGTACAACTGCAACTGTAATCAATACTTTAAAACCGTTAACAAAAATTCAAAATATGAATGTGAATAGTGCAAATATTGCAAGTAAAGTTGCACAGGCAAGGTATGCGATAAGTAATAGTGCAATACATCTCGCAAGTTTATCAGGCATTAGCACAATACCTGATGATATTTCTGCAAAACTGTCAAAAATAGGTAGTACGGCTACAACTTTAATCAATACATTAAAACCATTAGTAAATATTGCAAATATGAATATAAATAGTGCAGGTATTGTAAGTAAAATTGCTCAAGCAAGATATGCAGTCAGTAATTCAGTAATACATCTTGTAAGTTTATCAGGTATCAGTACAATACCTGATGATGTTCCTACAAAATTATCCAAAGTAGGAAGTACAGCTACAACTTTGATTAACACTTTAAAGCCATTAATAAGTATTGCAAATATGAATGTGAATGCAGGAGCAATTACTACCAAAGTTGCTCAAGCAAGATATGCAGTCAGTAATTCTGCAACACATATTGCAAGTTTGGCAGGTATCAGTATAATACCTGAAATTGTTAGTGAAAACTTAAATCGTGTAAGTACAACTGCAAGACAGTTAGCAACTGCAGCGACTAACCTCAACACCATACCAGTAGTAGCTAATGCTTCATTAAATGTTATGTTAGCAGTAACTGCAATTAAAACTGCAATAACACAATTGAACAGTCTTTCAGGAACATCATTGAATGGTGATATTGGAGCATTATTAACAAGTGTTACAAATGCTTTAAATCAATTAAAAACCACTTTATATGCAATGAGTGGAGGATTTAGTAGTGCAGGAGCAAGTATAGGTGCAAGTATCGTTTCAGGTGTAAGAACAGGAATGAGTGGTCTTTCATCATCAGTAAGAAGTTCAGTATCAGGAGCGATAAATTCATCAGCTGGTACAGCATCAAGTGGTGGTAGAAGATTAGGAACAAATGTGACTACTGGTTTCAAATCAACATTACATTTAAGTGGTGCAATGAGAACAGAAATGAGTAATGTAATATCAGCTATCAATAACGGTATTAGTGAAGCAAAAAGAGTAGCAGAGCAAGGAGGAGAAGGTATTGTACAGGCATTCAAAAATGGATTGCAAGTAGGTTCACCTGGAGAAATGTATTGGACGATGGTAGGAGAATACAACTACATCAAAGATATGATGAAAGGAACTGTTGGACTGTTTAGCCATTTAAGTGAAAATTTAGGTACTGCAATGGTGGACAGTTTTGGAGTTTCAGGACAAGGTGGATTAAGTGATAGTGTAAATGGGGGGCTTATACCGATAGGTAACAACTCAACCAATTCACCAACAATAAACATTTATGTAGATGGCAATATCAATGATGAAGATACAATGGATAGTTTGGTAGACAAACTTACAAGAGCTTTGACATGGAGTAATGCAACAGGTAATCGTTCTGTTTAATTTTTGATAGGGGATTTATATGATAGAAGAAGATAAAATCAAACACCTGTATTTAGATGGATATGAATTATATGTAGAATATGGTACTATCAAATATGGAAGAGATGGAAGAGTTAATGTAAATGAAAATCTGTCAGATGGATTACCTGTTTTCCATACAGCAGGATTAAGTCAAGTAGTTACAATAAGTTGTAATATATACATTCCTATCGATGGTACTCTGTTTGAATATCTGGATGACAAAGTTTACAAAAATGAAACTATTACCATCAAATCATCATTTGGTAAGATTTTTCCGAGTGGAAAATATTATATTGAAAATTTCCAACCTGAATATATGGATGGTACTTTTTATCAATGTAGTTTAGAATTAACACTATTTAATGGAATAGAAGTAACAGAATTATTTAATCATTCCAAAGTTTCCACAAACAATGCTATATTGAGTGATTACAATTCAGTTTCAAATCAAACAAAGTTTAATGATATTGGGGAAGGCAGTACAGATATTAATTTAGTTAAAAAAATCCAACAAGCTTTAAGGAGGAATGGTTTCTATTTGAAGGAAGGTACAAGTTCTTTGTTGGTAGATGGAATTTATAGTACATATACAACGAAAGCAGTACAGGAATTTCAAAAAGCAAAAGGATTAAATATAACTGGGATTGTAAATAAAGCCACAGCCGAAGCTTTAAATATTTGATAGGGGGATTTATAAATGGTAAAATATAATGTAGATGGAAATTTCCATGTATATTTACGAGATATGGGAAATGATGAAATAGAAGAAATACCATTGACTTCATGTTCGATATCTGAAGAAGATTTAAGAATAAAATCAGCTAAAATATCCACCTATAAAGAAATAGATTTATCAACAGAAATGACATGGGTATACATAACCTATATGAATATTACTGTATACTCTGGTATATTGCTGAGTGGTGATTATGATGAATCAAAAGGTATATATTCCTATCAATCATTAGGACATCAAAGATGGCTTACATCAAAAACATGGTTTGTACACAATCCAAAAGAAGGTGACAGTAATGATTTATATAAAGCTATTGAAGAAATGATTGAAAAAATTAAGACAGACACTTCGATAGCAGGAGTGGATATTTACCCTAAAAGTAAGTATACTCCATATCCAAATTTACTCACAAAAGACAATAGTGATGGTTGGAAAGTAACAGAAGGATTGTTTTATGAAGACAAAACCTACTATGAAATATTGATGTCGCTTGTAGCAAAATCATCATGTGCTATTGACTGTTATGTTGATGAAAACAACATTCTTCATTTGACACCTATTGATATTGACAGTTGGAAAAATAAAGATACAATAAAATTCACCACATCTGATTTATCAAAATATACCTATCAGTCAGATGCAACAGATATTATCACAGGTGTGTATATCAAATCAAAGGATATTTACAAACAGTATGAAGTCAATAAGCCTGATTTCTATTCATCAAAAGATATGATTGGCATTGACTTGACAATGTATTATGGAAAAATGGAAACATTTGAAACAGGTGAAACAAAAAAAGTAACCACAACAGAAGATGAAGAAACTACTGATGATGAAGGTAATATTACAACAGAAACAAAAACCACAGAAAAAGATGTAGCAGATGTTGAAGCTAATGAAAAGAAAGCAAGAAGTAAAATAACTTCATCTGTTAGAGATTTAATGTCCTTTACAATTGAAACTAATAAATATTTACCCAATTTGCATACCAATATGTTTATATGGTTTGAAATACCTAAAAAACATACATTAGCTAATTATAGTAAATTTGTTGCAAAAATAGATGAAACCACAGTAAGAGGTGGACAGTTTACACTCAACAGATTTTATGTTGAAAAGATAGATATAGATTACGGTACTGATGGTATCAAAACAAAAATAACACTCAATCCATTTGCAAGTGATATGTCAGAATACAGTAAGGCATATGAAGATGCAAAAAGTGCTTATGAACAGGCAAATTGTAGTAATAAAAGTGAAAATACTGGTGAATCAGTAGGTACAAGTAGTGGAAAAAGTTCAACCCCACCTGCAAATTGTGGTACAATAACAGTTACTCAAATGCCATCTACAACTGGGTCTATGCCTCCATATTCATATAAAAAATACACCAAAACATGGAAAAACTGGTGTTTGGCATATGAAACCAAACTATTGGTGAGAAAAAAGATAAACAACATTTATCAATATCAAAAAATACCGATAGGTTTTATGTTTGATAGGGGGATAAATAAAAATGATAATTATGAAATAAGAAGCTTCAATACTGAAACCAAACAAATGGAATGGAAAAGAATTAATCAAGTTCAAAGAAATCCTATCAGACCATTGTATAAGTCTACATTTACAAATGGTTCATCTATCATTACAACAAAATATCATAAATTTTACAATGATGAATTGGTAAAAGAAAAAGCTATTGACAACAAAAAATGTTACATTATTGATAACATAAATGATTGTAAATATTTGATAGGGGATTTAAAAGGTATAAATGTAAGTGATGAATATAAAGGTTATTTACATAACGAATTGGTTGATTATATTAACTCAACCCCCTATCAAACATTAAATTATGATGAAGCTTTATTAATATTAAAAGAATTGTTAATTATTGGAGGTATATTTGATAGGGGTAAAGTCGGTTTTATCACTACTGATGATAAACTTATTGAACTTTTCAACACCTGTTGTGAAATATGTGGTTATAGAACAGGGGGGGTGGCTTATATAGATGATATTTACTATCAAACATTTATTGATGATAGTGAAAGAACCTATGTAAGAAAAATTTCTTTTGAATATGTAAAAACAGATTACACTTACAATATCAATGTAAAAGATAATCACAATTATTTTGTTAATAATTTGCTTATTTCCAACTGTCCAGTTTGTGGTAAAGCAGGAACATTAACAGACAACCCCAAAGGAGTTTATGAAGGAGAAATAACTTGCAGTATGAAAAAAGGTGGTTGTGATGCAGATTGGGATGGAGTTACTGGAAAAAATAAAGCAGGTAATTGTCCCAACCCTGGGTGTAAATACAATTGGACTTTTTTAGTTGATAAAAACGGTAACAGAAATTCAAAAGGTAATATAAGTTTATCTGTTGGTGGTGCAAACGGTTCAAGTTCAGGTGCGAGTGGTTCAAGTGGAACTTCAACAGAATGTGTATCTGGTGGTAGTGGTTCATTAGGTGGAAGTTATAGTGTTTCAAGTGCAGTATCGAATTTAGCAAACAAAGTAATAAATGACACAAGTAGTGAATCAAATGCCTGTAAAAGTAGTTTACGGTTGAGATATAATTACATTCAATATCACAGTTATAATAATTTTATAAGAAGTCCTGAACAGGTTATTTCAAGGGGGGGAGGTAACTGTTGTGATGGTACAAGGCTACAACTCAATATGTTGGCTTACAAAGGTGTGACTACAAGTAAGTTGAAATATGTTCATGCCCCAGGTCATGTATATGGAAAATACAACAATCAAATAATGGATTGGGTAAAAAGTACAAATGGTTGGGGCAACTGTTGGGGTAGTAAAAGTGTCTTAAAGACAAGTACATTTCCAACAACACCATTTGGTAATAGTAAGTATGCTATATTGACTGATTTCTTTTATGGTTGTAATAAACAATTAACATTAGAGGAAGACAACTTTATAGAAGAAAATACCGATATATTATTTGATTTGATGAAAAATTTCATACCTCTTGAAAGTTATCCCCCTATCAAAAATTTTATAGAAAACGGTTACACTTCATGTGAAGAATATTTGATAGAGAATGAAAACTATTGTGAGATACCTTTTGAAGAAATGGAGGAGTATTTGAATGATTAGTTTGGAAAGTTTTAAAATACAGGTAAAACTCCATCTGTATTATTATAAAATTGATGACTATGCAATAATTGATGCTTATAATCATTTAACAGAAGATGATAAAATTATGCATACGAATCTGCTTGGTATTGATATTTTCATTAATGAAACCAATCAAATATTTGATATGGATGATAAAGGATATTGTCTACAGAATAATGAAATGGTATACGGTAAGGATAATATTTATCTCAATCAAACAATGAAAGAAAAAGGAATTATAGGTGATGACTGATGTATTATGATGTGAAAGACAGTTGGATGTTTGATGATGATGGTGATTTATTATTGACAACTGATTATGGTGATAATGTTAAGCATAGAATAATGTGTCCATTACACTATCTCAACATTTATTATGAAAGATATGGTAGTACATTATATCAGCAACTTGGTGAAAGATTTGATAAGGAAATTATTGAAGCAGAACTGGCAATAGCTTTGGAACAGGATATAAATGTTAGAAAATATACTATAAGGAGTATTGATTTTGATGGTAAAACTCTCACTATCGATATGAAGGTTAATGAAGAGGACATCATTATAAGATATGATACTATCAAAGAAGAAGTGGTTGAAAACATAATAATTCAATCAGTTAGTATATATATAAACAAACTTATTGTTAATTACACGATAGATGATTTAAATAATGAAATGGAGTATTCATTATATGATATGTTATCACTTGATGTTAGTAATCCTTACACATTCCATTTAGTAAATTACACTTTTGAAAACAATATACTTGATGTTGAATTATTAGTAAACAATGAAAAAAGAACCTTATCAATAGATATGACCGATTACAATGGTAGATAGTATGACAGTACCAGAACAGTTTTATACAGCAGACAATAAAAAAATTACAAGAGATAAAATAGTCAATGAATGGATTGACAATTATATCAACAATACTGATGGTAAATTGACTGATTTTACAGAAGGTAGTGAAATCCGTAACATACTGGAAAGTTTCGCTTTATCAGTTTACACTTTGGAATATTACAAAATGTTGGAATACAGACAACATTGGCTTGTTTATGCAAGTGGCAGTTATCTTGATTTGAAAGGTACAGAATTTAATCTTCCAAGAAAGCAGGGTAGTTTTGCAATGGGATATGTAACTGTAACATTACCAGAAGTTGCAACAGAAGATATAACTATCAATGATGGTGTAAGTTTCATCAACCCAACAACCAACATTGTTTACGAACAGTATAGAACAATAGACCAAATACAGAATAATTACCAGTATACCATACCGAGAGGTAGTATATCTGTTGAAATACCAGTAGTATGTTCCATTATGGGTAGTATAGGAAATACAGGTAAAGGTACAGTTAATTCATATTACAGTGAGCCTACTATGGATAGTACAGTATGTGTCAATACCGAAGCCATTACTGGTGGTACTGATATTGAAAGTGATGATGATTATAGGTCAAGATTATTAGCAAGAGAAAGACAAGGTTCATTCGGTAACAGATACTGGTATCAGAATATATGTAATTCAATTGAAGGAGTGCATGACAGTTATGTAACATTCGGAAGTGAATCTGTACAAGTATTTGTTAATGGTAACGGTAAGCCAATAAATCCTACAATATTAGCAATATGTTTAAGTGAACTCAACAAGGAACAGAATCATTTGTTGGGACACAATTTCAAAATATATGAACCTGATTATTATGACCTCAATTTAAAAATTGAAATAAATGGTGACAACATCATAAGTGAAAATAACATAATATCAAGATTACAGGCTTTGATAGATGGTGGAACAGATGATGATATGTCATTCATGGGCTATTCATTAGGTGAATCATTAAATGAAAATGATATAATATCGGCATTGACTGCATTGAATGGAGTGACATCTGTAACACCGTATATTGCCAACAAGGCAGGTGAGTATTCAAGATTCAAATCATTGGTTTGTCAGAGCAATCAGGTATTCAGAATTATCGACATAGTAGTAGAAATTAGAGAGGAATGAGTATGACAAGATTCGGACAGGAAATGTTATCAGAAGACAGATTAAATCCAATATCCAATTTATCAAATCCTGAAAGTGATGGATACAAATTGTTTGATTTTACAGTAGGGTATGAATTGGATAAAATCGATGATGAAGATTTGTTAGAACAGTTATTCCTTGTAACAGCTACTGGTGATTATCTTGATTTGCATGGTAATGAAAAAGGTATATACAGAATGGAAGGAGAAAGTGATGATGACTACCGTAATAGAATAAACTGGACTTCCAACTTCAATTTGAATATTGATAGTATTGAAAAACTTGAAGGTTTGGTAGTTTGTTATGTGGAAAACCTCAACATACAGGTAACATCGAAAAATGACTTACTATCAAACGAATACATAATTGAAGCAGATGATAACTGCAAAAAATACATCAACAGATATGTAAATAACAGAATATACCATTATCTTGATGAGAATGACATCTCTGTATAAACCCTATCAAACATAAAATATATACATTTTATTCACATGGGGAGGGGGGGCTTACCTATTTTTTTACCCTACCCACATTTCTACAAACACAATTTATACACAAATTTAATATTTGATAAGGAGAAAAAATATGTTAGAAAAATTAAATACAATGGAGGATTTAAATTCATTACTGATGTTAGACCCACATTATCATGATACTTACAAAATAAATTTAGGTTTATTGCCTTCTGATGAATTTGAAGACTATTATTATGATTTCAATGTTATCAATATGGAAAATATGGAATCAAATTTTCATAAAATAACAAAATCAACAAATGGACAGTCTGCAAGTAGTTTATATAGATTTGATGGTACAGTTTCAGGTGACACATTCATTCAGTTTGAGATGAAAGTTGAAAACATTAACCCCCAATCAAAAATAGGAATTTATTATAGTGGTTTCAGCACTATGTTTTCTTTGTCAGCTTTACATCTTGAAGACAAAAAATGGGCTAATATTATAATAACAAAAATAGGTTCAACTTCAACTATAAGCATTAATGGTAGAACAGTAAACGATGTATGGAATATAGATGCAAGTTCAGAATATACATTTGCAATAGCATTGTCAGATGTTAATGAAACCGTTTATGTAAAAAATTTTGTAATGATAGATATTGATGAAGTATTGGAAACAAATGGTTTTGGTGAATTAGGTTGGTCTAATCAACTTGATAGCCAAGTTAGTGACAATATTCACAGATTGGAAGGTAACGGTTGGCTTACATTTGGTGAACAACCAATAAATTTATTTGATGGGGGGATATACCTTTATGAATTTGGTTATAATAATAGTGATGGTTGGACTAATGACCCATCAAAAACCTTTTTAACGATTGGAACAGTATCTGCTAATTTCACAAATGAAGGATATTATTACAAAGATTGGAGTGTAGAAAAATTAGGTTTAACATATGCAACTAATGTAAGGTTGTTAATATACAACAATAAAATTTACTTTTTTGATGAGTATGAATTGAAGTATATTGATACACTTCCAACAGCAGAAAATTATATGAGATTTTATGTCAGATTAAATGGAACTATAGTATGGTTTGATAATTTCAAATTTTACAAAAGTAAAATACTGAAAACCCAAATGGATTTGAAAGGTAACGGTACGGTAGTAATCAATACAAAAAATCTCAAACATTATACGATAGAGGTTTACAATAAATTATGGACTGGTGAAGTCAAATTTGAAAGATTACAACCAGAAGCAGAAAGACCTTCAGTATGGACTGATGAGGCATTGAATTATAATAATGAAAGATACATTATTCATATAACTTACGATAGTGATGATTTTGATGTTATTTTGATATTGGATAATGATTACAAAAATCAAAGAAAAGTGGAAACCATAAAGGAAGATACACCAAAAGTTGTAAAGTTAGCCAATTTAAAAATGGTAACAGACATCAACAAAGAATATGAATATCATTATTATCAAAGACCTACAATTAAGTTGAAATGTACTGAAACGATAGGTATCCCAATCAAAGATGTACAATGTACAATATTTGATACGGTTTACAAGTCAAACAGTAAAGGTGAAATATCATTCATACCACCATTGTTAGAACCTGGGGTACACTACTATGACATCAACATGACAAAGATGGGATATGATTCAACATACTGCAGACTGAAACTCAAAGTTCTTAAAGAGGAATGCCAAATCATATTTGATGATGACCAAGCTTATTGGGGTGGCTATTGTACTGATACGATAAAACTTAAAGTAAATGGTAAGAATTATGAAAATATAAAAATCAAAATTGAATGTCCTGAAAGCAACATCAACAAATCGGTGATAAAAACATTATCATATGATGTGGTAAATAATGAATATTCCACAACAATTGAACAACAATTTCGTAAAAAAAGATTAAATCAGTCTACTGTTAAAGTAACATTCGAAGGAAACAGTTATATTGAACCCCTATCAAAAACCTTTATCAAAAAACACGAAAGAAAAATAATGCATAATTGGAATGAGTTAAAAGATGAAATCAACAATCCAAAAGGTGTGGATATTGTAGGTATGGTAGTGGGACAACATCATGTAGATGAAATGATACAGGTTCGTAGAGATTTTGAAATACAGGGGGTACTGGGTAGTAATGGTTGGGCTACATTCACTAACAATGGTGATAATACACCAAAATACATATTTAGTATATTTCCAGAAGGTAATGACTGGATTACATTCAATATCAATAGTATAATGTTTACCCATCTTAAAAAGATTATGTTTTTGAATGGACATACAAATACAAATGTTGATAACTGCTTGTTTTTAGAAAACAGTCGTGGATACAGACAGGATTTGGGTATTTGTATAGAAACCAACATTGGACAGACTTATATCAAAAAGAATTATGGTAATTTAAATGTTACAAGAAGTATGTTTATTAACAACAAGGGGGGTTGTATTGCAAGTTCCTATCAAACATACATCAACACCTGTAAGTTTATAGTAGACCAATGGAATTATGTTCAACACCCACAATGTTATGGTGTAGAGATTTATGGTCAAAAAGCAACAATAAAAGATTCTGATTTCATATTAAGTATGACAGGTCAGTCACCATTGCCAATTTACCAACACAGTAATTTCTCTCATGGTTCAGCACCGTTGAGAATAGGTAAACAGGCATATGTTAATGGACAGTTAGGTGCTAATATGCAACATGACAACAGGGGGGGCTTATGTGCGAATAACAATACGGCTTATTCATATGCAAAGTATCTTTATGATGGTGTCAAAGTAACATTATGTCCAGTAAAAGGAAAAGAAAGGTGTGCATATAAGCATGTAGTAAACGGTACAAATTGGGCATGGCATAATAATGTTAGAGTGAATAGAACATATGACAATACAAACAGAAAACCTGTAATAAAATACCCATCAACACCATTGGAAAATCTGAAAATAAACAAATTCGGTGGTAGAGAAATATGGTAAGAGTAAAGAATAATTTGTATTTTTGTAATTTATTTGATAGTGAATTAAATCTTATTTGTAAAAATGTACAGAAAGAAGTAAGTTATAAATTAGATGAGATAAAAGACAATGATTTATTTTACATTGATATATATTCTGATGTGTATTCCATCATTCCACTTTTTAATGTTTCTATGATAGAAGGTATTGATGAAAATGGTAAAACAATCAAACAACTTGACATAGTATCAACAAATCCTAATGATATAGTTTCCGACAAAGGTATCATATGTGAAAAGAACAGTAATACAAGATTGTATTTTAGGTGATAAAATGAGATTAAAGTATTTTGGATTGGGGGATATAGCAAGAGAAGATGAAATAAACGGTTTACTGACAATATTTTTCTCCAATCAAAAATTAATAAAAGATACTATCAAGTTGGATAAGGAAGGATACACTACAAAATTTGGTACATATATTGCAGAATTTGATGACAATTCGATAGATTTTACATATGATAGTATCCTTATCAAAAATAATGTAGGAAGTATTAGAATTATTTGTAATAGTGAATTGAATTGTATTTTTAATCTGAAAATTGATGACAAGACTTACTCATCAAATGGAGGAGTAATAGTAATACCATTACAGGATTTTACAGATAAGATGAGTAATGTTGGTAAATTAAATGATATAGATGATGGAAATGATGAAAATACCTTACTTTATGAATTAAAAAATATTTTTGATATTGATATAAAATATTTAACACCATTCATAAAAGATATAAAAGGTGATAACCACATCATTAACACAACAGAAGAGTTAGCTAACATTATCAAAACTGCAAAAGATGGGGAGGAGATTATATTGTCAGGTGAAATATTACACAACATAAATAATCCAATAGAAATCAACAAAAGAATAATTTTAAAAGGTGGAAACTTTACCGATGGAGGTAGTGATACAAGAATATTTAATGTATCAAATATCGGTAGATTAGAAATCAACAACAGTTCATTTGATGATATTACAGTTAGTGATATAAATGGTGGAATTATATATAATTTAGGTGAATGTGTAATAAACAACTCAAACTTCACTAACTGTTCAACAGATGGTAACGGTATAATATATAGTAATGGTAATTTGAATGTAAAAGATACAATATTTACTACTTGTAATTCTGCCAACGGAGGAGCTATATTTACCACAAAAGGCGATGATTAAAGATGGAAGTTAAAAATAGAGAACTGATAAGAGGAACAAGTGACTGGACATCTCCATCTTTGATAGAGGAAGTAGTTTCTGATTACAATACTCATCATTGGTTAAATTTGGATAATATGATGAATTGGGAAGACAAGACATATGCTATTGTCGAGAATGGTGTAAGAAAGTCTGTTCCATCTCAAACATTCAAATGCAGTGGTTTTATATTTGATATTCCAAATAATGTTGAGATAACAAATGTTGAAGTAAGATTATTGGTTATAGATGATACTAATGGTGGTACTAACATTAAAGACAACTCAATTAAATTGTGTGGCAAAACTATTAAATGTTATAGCACTTTCTGGAATGAGCAAAATTCTGAAATAAGAACTTATTCATTAAATATTTCCGACATTGATGATGTAACATTTGAATATTCATGTATAGGTACTGGTAGTGATTATCAAATACCTTTAATTTATGGTGTACAATGCAGATTAGTATATTACTACTATGAAGATATCATTACAGATGATTTACCACAATATCAAGTTATGGCGAGTTTAAGTGATTATGAATTACAAGGTAATAATAACACATCAACATTAACTTTGAATCGATATTGTAGTAATGGTAAGTCAGGTATGTTTGGTAATGTATATATCAATCTTTCTGATAATTTAAAATTTAATGATGGTTCAAACAGAAAAGTTATCAATGCAGTAAACACTAACCATTTATGGAGTTCAACTGATGAATTTTTGATAAGGGGAAAACAGACTGGATTAGGCAAAGTAACCATCACCAGTAGTTCAATGACAAATCCAATAACTTTATATATCTTAATCAACAATGATATGTATTATAATGACCATTTTACTGTTTTGGAGAGTAATACATTTGACAGTTGTCATGCAGATGAAAGGGGTGGGGCTATATATAATAATTCCTATCTCAACAATAGTGGTAGTTCATATAATGCCAATATAGCCGAAGTGGAAGGAGAAAATATTTATGAAGCAACTACTGAAATTCATCTTAATGTGGAAAATGAATATGAAGCAGGAAATGTCACATTTTCGTTGGAAGTTAAAACTACCAATAATGAAAAAATAGTCGATAAAGGTAAAATTTATCTTTATGATGAAAGTAATGAAATCGGTAATACTGATGTAGACAATAATGGTATAGCTATCTTATCAAACATAAAATTGGATACGATAGGAAATCATAATCTAAAATTTGTTTACAAAAATCCAACTCTTGAATTTGGTAACACTTCCATAAGAAAATCTGTTAAGATTACCAAAAAGAATACAGTATTATGTATACTTGATGGTGAAGGCAATCCTTATGATTTGAATAATACCGTACCAGAAATTCAACAGAACACTTATATGTATGTATGTTTGATAGAACAAACTTCAAACTTGCCAATAGCCGATGAAACGATAATATGGGACGGTAAAAAATATGTAACTAATGAAAAGGGTATTGCTTATGTAATGGTGATGGAAAGTATTGGTAAGCACAAAATAAAATTATCATACAATGGTAATGGTAATTGTAGGGAAACATCTCTTTTGACAACTATAAATGTTACTTTAAAAAATGTAAACATCATAGCAGAAGATTTATATGCAAGAAAAGGTGTTCAAGACAGTTATACAGTAAAATTAATCGATAATGAAGGTAACCCATTAACAAGTAAGAAAGTTTACATTTATATGGAAAATACAATTGATTCGAAAGGTATTAAAGATTACGAACTGAAAACATCAACAAGTGGTACTGCTACTGTTCCAATAGAATTTGATAAAGGTATATGGGTAACAACAAACACCTTTAAATCTGATGATGTATACAAAACTGTAAAAACTTATACAAATATCATATCTTATGATGTCGGTTACAACGAAACAAAAATTGAATTGAATAATACAACTGTCAAAGGTGTAGTAAGTGATACAGTTACAGTTTCAGGAAGATTGATAGATGTATTAGGTCAGTCAGGATTGAAAAGAGATTTACAAATTATAGCTATTGATAAAACAAATAATGTAAAGGTGTATAAACAATTAAAAAGTGATATAGAAGGTTATTTCTCAATAGATTTATCATTATCAAAAGGTGAATATGTATTTCAAGTTATATTTTTAGGTGATATCACTTACGATGGTTGTATAAATAGTGGTAATATATCTATTGTAAAGACTGGTAATGAACCATGTATAATTGAATCTGCCAACTATAAAGGTAAAATTAAGAAAATTAGTGATTTTAAGGCAGTCCTAACAAATGAAGATGGAGTGACATTAACAAATCGTAAAATATTATTCAACTTCAAAAAATCAAACAAGGAATGGTATGATTATACAGTTTATACAAATGAATATGGAATAGCAGAAGCCCCATCAATCGGATTGAATACAGGTGTATATCTGGTAAAGACTACCTTTTTAGGTGATGAGAATTACAAAGGAACATCAAATAAGAATATTTTGATAGTTACCGATTCTTCCAGTATATTTGATAGTGTTATAAATTTACAATCTGAAACAGAGGTTAATAACAAAAGAAGAGTTACATTTGTTTTGACTGGCACAAACACAAATCACCCACCAATAACATTATCAAGACAGTATGTCAGTATAGCTACTTATAACGAAAATGGATATATTGATACAACAGAATTGGTTACTAATGATTATGGGGGGTTCTATATTGATTTGGACAACACACCACAATTGACAATCGTACAAGGAATTTACACAGGCAGTAGTATTTATAAAGATTACGAATATACTCATGTTTATTATCGACCATTGACAACTGGTGTAATTACATCTCTGAAAAGTTCCAATGTCAGTTTATTTGAGGGAGAAAACAAGTATTATGTTGCTACCTTGAAAGATAATGATAATAACCCAATCAAAAATAAAAAAATATGTACAGAAATCATACATTCAGATATGAATAGAGATATAGTTTACACCACAACTAATGAATTGGGTGAAATTGAAATAGAATTAAGTAAATACAGTCCTGATGTATATACTGTCAAATCATATTTTGCAGGTGATTCAAAATACAGAAGTTGTGTATGTTCAAGTAATATCAAAATTGACCAAAATGCGAATAAAATTCCAACAGTTATTGTAGGTGAAGATTATAGAAAAACCTACATTGAAATGTTAGCTGATGATATATTTGATGTGGAATTAACAGCTGGTGTGTTAGGTAATCTCAAAACTCCAACAACTAATGAGGATATTGTTAGAAGTAATAAACTGCCTGACAAAAAGATTGTGTTCTACATACAGAATTTAGATAAAAACTCTGCTTGGACACAAACAAGTAAAACTAATGATAATGGTATAGCACAACTACCACTTACGAATTGGGTAGGTAATTTTAGAATAACATACACTTTTTTAGGTGATAAGGATTATGCACAGTCACAAGGTACAAGTGAAATACAAATCAAACCTGCAAATGAATATGAATCTTTGATAGAAGCATATGACCAAGAATGTAAGTATGGTGAAGATATAAACATCAACATAAGACTTATGAACGAATTACCTTCTGATATAGACATTACAGATGAAGGTAAACCAATAGCCAACAGTATAATAAATGTTAAATTTATCAACAGAATAACACAAAATGAACTTTTAGTCAAAAAACAGACAAGTGAGTTAGGAAGAGCTAAAATTTCATTATTAGGTAATGATTTGACTGATTCAAATGAAATAGAAAAAAGAAAAAAATTTTTCACAGTAGGAACTTATGATGTTATAATCTATTTTGAAGGTGATAATAATTACAAACCATGTGAAAAAGATGTAGAATTGGTAATCAACCCAACTGGAAAGATGGAAAAGGTTTACATTAAGCCAAAAAATATAGGATACGAAACCATATCAAACATTAAAATGTCTGTTGGTGACAGTTCTTTGATATTGGCTGATTTCATTGCTAATACAAATACAGGAAGACCTGTAATATATGATGAAAATGGTGATATAGTTGATACAATAGAAGAAGATTATGTTTTGTTTAATTTTTATGACAGAGCAAATCAAAAAATATCATACATGGTTCAGATACAGGAAGAAGAACATAATGGTGTAAAACATTCAGTTGCCAAATTTGATTGTGGGATACTGGCAGGTGGGGTGTATGACTGTTATATTGAATATCCAACTCAAACAAACTTTGTACAGAATGGAGAAGTCAGAATACAAGTTGAAGTAGTACCGAAAAAACCATTACTTGTTTGTTTGGCATCAGATGACTATGATGATATTGTTACTGAAAGAACATTCAATTATACAAATGAAGGTTATCTAAAAGTAGGTTTGTATTATGATGATGGACTGAGTGGTGTAAGATGGCTTAACAATGAATATGTATTTTTTGTCATTAATGGAGTAACATATCATGCCATAACTGGTAGAAATGATGATAGTTATCCTGAAGTAGATGATAATGGTAACAGTATGATAAAAGATGGTATTGCTAAATTATCAATCAAAAATATAAATAATTTGCCAGTAGGAAGTTATCCAGTTTCAGTTTATAATCTGTCCAGTAATAATATCGAATCAAGTACAATGTCATTCATATTGACAATAACATCAGAAGAAGCTTGGATTAGTGGACTTGATGGTAGTACGAAAATAACATATGGAGAATATCAAGGAAACTATAAAGAAGGTAACACTTATGATGTTAATATTTATTTCCAAAAGAATGAAGTCCATAGAGGAGATATAGTGGGGGTGGTTGGTATAGGTGATATCAAAATCCAACTATCGTACAGTTACAGAAAAAGAGATGGTACATTGGAAAAATTCACATTACCGATAAAAACAACCGATGTAAATGGTAATGTCAAATTCAACATACCAATACCGAAACCTATGGATATTTTGAAAGAGATTGATAATTATGGATATAATGATTATTATTTTATTATAAATTTATCAGTAGAAGCGATAACAGATAATTACAAAACGAGTGATGGAAAACCAATAACCGATGAAGGTATTTTAAAAATTATAAGAAATAAAATTATGTTTCATAATTATGAATATGTCAAACCGACAACCATCAAAATAGAAGTAAATGAAAGAATGCCAAATGGTAGCAATCCGAATCCAGATTCCCAAATCAAAGAGGGTACAGTTTATATAGATATTGATAAAGTAGGATAGGTGATGAAATGGTTAGAGAAAAACAAACAATAAGTAAAAAAGAAAACCAAATAATCAAAATTAATGTAGGTAACAGAGTAACTTATCCTGATGGAACTTACAATATCAAAGCTACATTTGAAGAGAACAATTATTATGATGAGAATAAAGATGTAGTCATCAAAAATGGCGAGATATTTGATACTACTGAAACCATTATCAAAATTAGTAAAAATGGTATAGATTGGACTTCTGCACAAACATTAAACGGTAAGTATTATGATAATACTAAAATATATTTTCGACTTGAAGATAAAAAAACTGGTGAAGTATATAAAGATGATTACACCTTAACACTTAAATATAATGAAAATATAATTGGAACGAATGGAACAGTTTATTATACGAAAAAAACACTAACAGTATCTGAAAATGGAAAAAACACCCCCTATCAAACATATATTGTAAACGGTTTACCTATGTTAAATGTTGGTGACTATTCGATAAAAGCAAATTTCACACCAAAAGAAAACATAAGAATGATGGGTAGTAATATAGAATTTACCTTTAAACAATCCACAAACAGATTGGCTTTTTATTCATTGGATAGCCAATCTCTTGCATATGATGATGAATTCAACGAAAATATTGAAAGTTATATTGATACACCTGATTTAATACAATGTCAGATAAGAACAGTAGATGGTGACAATCCTGTACCTAATAATTTAAATGTATCTTTGATAGAGAATAACCGTATAGTTACTACAACAAAAACATTTACTGATATGAGTGTCAATAACCAAATTAGACCATCAAATGGGTGTGTTAAATTTGATACCAATTTCAAAAGTGGAAATAGTAATACAATGAGTATTATGAACACCTATCCAAAATTAGATGACAATAAAGAATATATTTTTGATATGGTTAAAAATAATTACACCATTGAATTTGGTACATTTGGTAAAATTGTAATAAAACCGACAGAACAGATAATCTATATTGGTGAAGGTGTTCTATATAAGCAGAATTACAGTATCCCATCAACACATGAATTGTACATAACAAGACATAATAATGTATACAGAGTTATGGTAAATAATCAGATAATATTTTCCATATCAAAAACATTTATTGATACTACTATTAAATTAAGTGAATTACCACAGTATGCCAACTCATTCGATTTGATAACTGGTGAAAATGTATACAACACACAGTATAATATATCAGTAGACAGTATAAATTTTACTAACAGTAGTGATATTACCATTAACTACATTAAAAAAGAATTGAAAGAAAGTGCTTCAACTTACAAGGTAGATGGTAAACATAATGATAAAGTGGTAACATATTTCAGTAAAATAACATGGAATAATGATGGTAATAAAGTAGGATATATGATTAACAACATACCGTATGTTAATGATAATTTCCTTATCAAAAATCATTATACGAATATAAATCAACCGATATCTGCAAAAATGTATAACATTAAGAAAAATTACTGTATGAACTATATTGAATTTAACAGAACTGTGTATTCGTTAGATTGGAATATAACAACCAATAATGTAGAACAGAGTAGTCCAAACATTAATTTGATATTGGCAAAAAATAATGTTGAGATAAATGATACGATTTTCCCAACTGAAAAATTTAAGATAAATTGCAACTCAAGTATAAGAAATAAACCACTAACAGTTTATTACAAAAGAAAAGATACAACTGCTACAAGTTACCCACCAACATGGTCAAATTACAAAACTGGTTCAACAGGTGAAAATGGTAAATATCAAAGTGAAGAACTGTCATTAACAAACGGTGATTATCTGTTTTTAGTAAAATCATCATTCATCAATAATGATGGAGAATCAGAAGAAATTACAAGTAATGAGGTAGGTTTCAGAGTATTCAACCCAACAACCACAATGACATTATCAGCAAATCAAAGTTCATATGTTGTAAATCAGACTATAAGATTGACTGCTAACTTAAAAAGAGAAGGTAATAATGTTACAGATAATGAATTTGGTAAACAAACAATCAAGTTTTATGTAGGTAACAATCAAATAGGTACAGCACAAACAACCAATGGGGTGGCTATATTTGATTATGATTTAAACAACTTCATATTGAATGGTTATGAAATTGGTAATGTTACTTTTAGAGCTATATTTGATGGGGGGAATAATTTAAATGGTAGTTCAGTTTCAACAAATATAACGATAAATAAAATCAACATAACACCAGTTGTAAGTTTTACAAACGGTACATTAAATGGAAATGTATTTACAGCCAACTATAATTATGCTGACACTTCAAAAAATACATTAGATGTGGAAGTTAGTAATCTTAATGAATTACAGAGTGGTATAATACAGATAGATAATACAAATGTCAAGATTTTTGATAATGTAACAAACATATCGTATACTTTGCCATCATATACTGACTTGATTGAAAGAACTGTTAAAATAATTGTAAATAAAAGTAATTACATTGAAGGTAAGACATTAACATACACCATCAAATATAATAATGTTGTTACAAAAACTTCATTAAATGCTACAAAAATGAATCCTAAATGGGGGGACAGTAATGTATTGTCAGCTACTGTTAAAAATACTGATGGTATAGCATTAAGTGGTAGAACAGTTATTTTCAAACAAGGTTCAGATACATTAGGGTCAAGTAAGACCAATAATAATGGAGTGGCTACATTAACCATTGATATGCCATCAAATATAGACACTTACGAATATACAGCAATATCAAAAGTTGAAAAGAATTATAAAGAAAGTTCAGCATCAATTAATTTATCAACATCAAAAAGAAATATTACGGTATCGTTAGTACAGCCTTTCCCACTTGTTGTGAGTGGTGCAGTAGATGTTATTGATATTACAAATGATGTATGGTTCTATGGTTGGAATAGAAAATATAGAGTTGTTGATGAATTAGGAGAAAGAGTTTCAGGATTAAGTGCAAAAATAAATGTATCATATGATGGAAATAGTGGAACGGATTACACAAAAACAACCGATTCAAATGGTGAAATCAGTAGAAGTATAAATATACTATTTGATAGCAATGCAGATTTACATACTTTGTATACGAAAGCGACAGTATATGGTAACAATTTATATAACAATGGCTCAACATCATATCAACCATTCAAATATAAGTATAATGAAGCCATATTTGCTCACCCAGTAAACCCAACTCAAAATGGTACTGGTAAGCAATGGTATAATTTGACATCTGATGCTTTGAAATTCAGAAATAATATGCAAACTGGATATGCCCAATGTGGTTGGTGTTCAACAAATGAAATAGTCAATAGTAATGGTAATATAGCAAATAAAACACCAAAGCCAATTATATGTAATGCTTCAAACGGTAATGTCTTGAATGGTTTGAAAACCTCATCATTTATATTTGATAATGAAATAATGTCACAAACAATTTATTCATATGATAGAAACTATCCTTGTACAGGTAACAAGTACCCAGTAATCGGTACTTCAAAAATAACATTAACTGGTAGTGGTGGATTCAATAAAGTTCTGAATGGTGGTATGGTAACAGACCCTAATAAATTATCAACTTTTGAATATAACACAATTGCAAAACCTAATCTGACCCAACATGAATGGCTTAACTTGACACAATTTAAGATGGAATATGGAGCAAATACCCAACCATCAAATAGTGGAGTATTCTTGGTGGGAGGATTATTTGCATTGATAGAATATAGACCAAAAGAATACTATTTGTAGGTGATTAAATGGTTATCAAAGAATATTCAATAAAAAAAGGTAACGAAGTGATATTATATACTGTCGGATACCAATGGAATGATATACAGTCTGATATTATCAACTCTGATACAAGTATCACCAATCAGTATAAAATAACCTGTTATGATGAAACGGATAAAAAATACATCTATTCAAATGTAAATAATGTATTAGTTATGACATATACAAACGGTAAGATAAAGATTACAGCAACATTTACAGCAGGACATAGTTACCTACTCACATTTTATCATTTAGATGAAAAGACAGAAGATAAGATTGTAAAAATTAGACTAATCTGTACGAATTAGTCTTTATATTTGATAGGGTTAAAATAAACCTTATCAAAAATAAATAAATAAGGAGTTATACATATGGCAAATTATGGAGCTTTGTCAAGAGCATTACAAAATACTGTTGAACTTCATTCACCTGATATATTGTTTCCTAAACAATGTTCAATTGAAATGATAAATAAGGATACAGTCAATGTATTTGTTACCATTGGAGGTGATATAACCCTATCAAACATAGAATATATTGGAAATCCAAAAATAGGTGAAAAGGCTTTACTCATTCCAACGGATAATGATTACAACAAATCAGTAGTTATTTGTAAGAATTTTACAACTGACAATGAAGATTTAATTAGTAATTTGTTACATGACTACCAAATAGAAATTCGTAATCAGATAGTAAAAATATTAGCCGATAAGGTAGATAAAGAATATCTGACTCCAATCATCGACAACATAAAAAATGAATTATTGAATTATGAAGAAAAACTTAATGAATATAAGAATGAGCTTACAACATTAGAAGAAAAAATTGATAATGATAAACAATCTATGATATAATCAATCAACAGTAAAGCCGATAAAGTACATGAACATAAATTTGAAGATATTTATACTGATGTTTAGGTATTTTTGATTTTGGGAGGGAGGTTTTGGGTATGGTAATTAATGGAGAAAAAATAATGGGATATATGTTATCATTCTCCGTAATTAATCAAGAATTGGTTAGGACAGATGATTTGTATTTAGTAAATAAGATACAAAATTATGTACAGATTGAATTCACCTTTGATGGTAAAGAGTGGGAGGATATAGATAAGTATGTTATATTCACAACAAAGAAAAAGAATTATTCAATACCGTTAGGTAATAAAATGATATGTAATACGAAAGTACCATATCAGGTATTGCGACATAACAAATTTTATGTTTCTGTGTTTGGTGGCAACAGAATAACCACTAATGAAGTTAAGGTAGTAATGGATATTAGTGGTTATACGGAAAATATTCAACCTATCGATGATGATGCACCAAAAGATATTTTTCAAATAATTCAAGATAGGTTAGACATCAAATTTGATGATATGGAATATAAGAACGGTAATTTGATATGCTATTCAGAGGGAGAAATACAGAAAATAGTACCACTAACTAATTTAGAATTTCAAGACTACTACACGAAAGATGAAGTAGAGAAAAAGTTAGAACAAATGCTCACAGATTTCACAGTAGATATTACAAATGATTCCGTATATTTAGTTACGGAGAAATATAAGAAGGGATAAATATGGCTATAAAATATGATATATTAACACCATTGAAAACATGGTTTATTGAAAAAACAAACATTAAAACTTCATTTGGAGATACACCAACAGATACAGACATTCCATCTGAAAAATTAGTAAAAAACAGTTTAGATACCAAAATAGATAAAAGTAATATTGTAACTACCAACTTTGATGGAAGTGATAACAATCATGTAGTTGGTGCAAAAGCATTGGCAGATGAATTGAAAGTTGTTAAAGAAACAATTCCAACTTCATTTACAAGTTCTGATATTACTGATTGGGCAACAGCTACTTCCAATTTTGAAGTAATAACAAACAAAAAAACAACATTAGATAATGCAGATGATACCCATTATCCAACTACAAAAACAGTAAAAGATAATTTGGACACAAAAGTATCAGGAACTAAAATTACATCTATTAACAAGACAAGTTCTGATACAGAAATTCCAACTGCAAAAGCAGTATACGAATTGTATAATTCAGTACCAAAATGGGAAGTTAAATCTGTAGCTTCTGTTGATGCTTTAATGGAAATGACTGGAGAAGCAGGTAAAATCTATTTGGTTGCCAATAATGGTTCAGGTTCAAATGCTTTTGATGAATATTTCTGGAATGATAGTTTAGAAGTTCCTGCATTTGAAAAATTTGGTAGTATTGATGTAAATATAACAGATTTAGTTACAATGCCACAAGTTAAAAATTATATAAATTCCAATTTATCTGTTAATTTACCATCAACTGGTGCAGATGCAGGTAAATTGATTATTGAATTAAATTAAGTGGATTAAACTCCACTTATCTTTATTTTTGATAGGGGGATTTAAAAGGTGAATGGTAATGGTAAAAACGGACTTAAATAGTTATTTAGATAAATTTTACTATAAAATAACAAAAATAAATGAATTGTTAAGTGGTAAAAGTGATATAGGACATAAACATGATGAAAGGTATTATACTGAAACTGAAACAGATGGTATAGTTAATGGATTATCTAATCAAATAAATGAAAAAGCTGATAAGAGTGTAGTTACTACATCTGCTAATGGTTTAATGTCTAAAGAAGATAAATCTAAACTTGATGGTATTGCTACAGAAGCTAATAAAACAGTTGTTGATTCTGCTTTATCTTCATCTTCAACTAATCCAGTACAGAATAAAGTTGTAAATAGTGCTTTGAATGGTAAAGCTAACAGTAGTCATAATCACAGTATCAGCAATATTACTAATCTTCAATCAACATTGAATAGTAAATCAGACACAGGACATACTCATGATGACAGATACTATACTGAAACAGAAATGGATAGTAAGTTGGATGGGAAAGCGAATACATCTCACACTCATAATGATATTTATTATACTAAAAATGAAATTGACACTCGACTCGGAGACATAGAAACCATTTTAAATGAAATTTTGGGGGTTTAAAGAGAAATGGCACCTGAAATTGGACAACAAAATATTATACAGGAATTGTTAATTCATCTTATGAATACTAAATTATCTATTAAAAATAAAATTGAAGAAGTGTATGGGCAAGATTTAACTGATGTTATTTTTGAGGAATATTATCGTTATATTACAACTTCTGATAGTTTAAACCCATCTAAAAATTATACTGAAACTTCAAACACCATAAGTGGAAAATTATTTAAGATAAATGAAATTAAACAATTTCTAAAACAAACAATAGAAGAAAAATGTGGGACTGATTTAACAAATGTTGCTTTTACAGATTACTCTATGAATATTAAAATTCCAGACCACTTCACATTAACTCTTCCTGATAGTGGACCGGGAGATTTTTATAAAGGATGGAAATATCGTGTTAGAGTTTTAAATAATAATCAACCAGTACCCGATACAATAGTTAAACTTACAATAAATGGGAGAACATATGATAAAACTACTGATTCAGATGGATGGACTTTTATGACAATACAATTGAATCCTGGGGTATATCCGATAACAGTTGAGTCCAATGGTATAACAGATACAGATACATTAGTAGTTAAAGATTATATTAAGGTAGCTAAAACAGCTAATACATTTGCACAGGCTTGTAATGGGAGGTATTGTAGAGGGTGGAGTAATTTAAGTAGTGGAAATCTTTCTGGGAACGAACCTAATAATTATGCAAGTTGTAATAATATAGCTGGTTCAAGTGGAACATATAAAACACCAATGTATGTTGATTGTAGAGGTTTTGGCTTTAATATTCCCACTGGAGCAACTATAAAAAAAATAAAACATTATTGGGTGGGAAGATTAACTAGTAATACAGCTAATCCACAATTTAGTATCAAGTTCTTTAATTATGTTAATAATAATGGACAAGATATTTTATCTGGACAAGTTAGTGATACAATACTTAAGAGTAAAGGTACTAATTGGCAAACTTTTGAGAAAGAGGTTGAACCATTAAATTTAACTCCTACTTTGATTAATAAGAGTAATTTTGCTGGAAGAGTTGAATATGGACCGAACCAAATAGGAAATCCTGGAGCCATCCATTGGACATATTATCATTGTGAAATACTTTATATTCCTCCACAGCAATGATTGGAAAACATTACCTCGACAAAATAAAAAAGAAGAGACAGTTTTTATAGATAATAGAAGAACATGGAGTGAAATTTATGAATGGAAAATATATTAGTTTTGATAAATATTCATATTTAATGAATAGAATAGCATACTGGTTAGTAAAAAATAATATCAAATTCAATACAAGACAATTGTACGGATACTTTGGAAGACAGGCAGATTATGGAACATTAGTAAAAGTAATAAAACAAAGAGGTACAAATTACGGTACTGATGCTTTGGTAAATGAATTTGTTGAATGTGCAATATTTGATAATAAAGATTTAAATTTTCTTCCGAATTATGTGACTGATAGTGATAATAAAACAAAATACAATAAATCAACATATGTGAATATGGCTAACAGAGTATCAGCATATGAAGTAACTAACGGTAAAAGTCCCAAAACTGTAGAAGTAATATGGATTGATACACCGATAACACCTAACACATCATCTTTGAAAAGTTACCTCACTAATACAGGTTGTAGTGGTATGGGGCAATGCACACCATATTATTGTGCTTGTAATTCATTACAACAAGCTTTTTATAGATTGACTGGTATTCATGTAGCAGAGTCTACAATAGCAAAAGTGGCAGGAACAACCACAGCAGGAACTGGTCATGCAGGTATCAATACAGCAGTAGCATGGTTCAACAAAAAATATGGAAAGAATGTAAAAATCCAATGGAAAAATTTTAGTGATTTAGGTTCAACTCAAACAGAGAGATTTAAGAACTTGCAAACCTACATCAACAGAGGTGCAGTATTTTTCCATTTATTGTATAGAAATCGTTATGGACATTATGAAGTCCCAAAAGCAGTAAACACCTCAAATAAAACAATTACTGTGTTGAATAGTCTTGGTTCAAAATGTAACAGTCCTGCTTACTGTGGATATATTGAAAATAGAAGTTACAAAACTCAACAAAGTTATATTAGTGGTATAAGTCAAAAATCATTATGTATATTGACATTGTAAGGTGATAGTATGAATTTGGAAATAATATTTGATAATCTTCAAAAAGAAGCAGACATTTTATATGAAGAATATGGAGCTATTGATGATATAATTCAACTTCAAATAGCCATCAACTCATTAAGAAATAAATTTGATGTAATGGATAAAAATGAATTGACACAATCCAATAAAGGATTTGTACAATAACAACAAATAGTCACCTATTTAATATTTGATAGGGGGTAACAATAATTATGTAAGTGATACATTTGTAAGATTATACCCCCCCAATCAAATATAGAACATAGATATATCCCTATCAAATATAAAAAATAAAATTTAATTTTATTAGTTAGTTTTTAATTTTTTTGATTAATAGTTTTACTTATTTTTAATTATCGTTTTTTTTTTAGAATTATTTATTTTTGATATGGAATAACTTATTTTTTTAAAAT